GGGTCATAGGCCCCTTAGACGGATCATAGCCTCCATTGATCATGTCCATTGCATGAGCTACCGCTAACTCCTGAACGGGCACGCCCTCGTTAGCTGAGAAAAAACCTAGTAGTGAGGCAAGCATAGCTACACGGGGTGGAGTCTGCTTCTGCGTCATCAAGTCATTAACGTTCTGCCAGTTAGCTACAGCATGCTCATGTGGTACAGTTACGGAGGGGTCATCCATCAAGTTTTTGAACTCTTCACCCGGAATATATATTTTGTGTAGCTTACGTGGAGAAGGCTCTTTGCCGCCAGAGGCAGGTACATTAAGAGTGCCTGAGTCGTCGTGAAACCATGGCTCGTCAGCCGGCAGATGAGCTAGTAATTGCCGAGGTGACTTTAGCCCAATAACAGCAGGAGCCTTAATAGCCTCGGGCTTGGCGGTCTTCCCTTTAACGTCATTGGGTGGGGAGGTCAAGGCCTTGGTTAGTTCATTGTCTGAAGCCTCTGTCTTCTTAACCGAATACTCACTGACTAGCCTTGCAAAAGTATCAATAAACTCAGGATCAGCCTCGGGAAGACGGTGCTTTAGAAATGCTTTAAGATCCCCATGGTCTTCTTTACGATAGTCACGACACACGGCCATGACCTGATTCTTAAAACGAGCTTTGTGCAGGTTGCGGTCTTCCACTTGCAACGCTGCACCTTGGGTAAGGGAACCGGGCGCAGCATTGTAGTTGCCTGCGGTAATTGCCTTCTTGATTGTTTGTAGTTTTAGGTAGGCATTAGCTCGAAGTGTGTCTGAGTCAAGCTCAAGCTCTTCCATCTTGCAGATTGGGTCACACTCCAATTCCACGCTGCCCCCCAGTTTACGATAACTGGGGTGCTCTTCTGCTTTACCAGTTTCCAGTGGATCTTTTTCAGCTTCTGGTCCTTTTGGGGCTTTAGGATCTTCCAAGATGCCGGAATGACAAGACCTATTACACGGCTTGGTTGTTAATGCAACGCGCCTTATAATCGATTTCTTGATCTTTTGACCGTCTTGTTCTAAGGTGGACCCCTCAATACTGTAACGTTGGAGCATCGGTAAACCGCGAGCTGCGTAGTGACGAAGCATCGCGGCTGCGGCTACGGCTCCAGGGTGCCCCTCCTCGTCGAATAGTTCGACCTGGATATAGATCATTGGAAGCTTGACTTGATTCCAAAATTTACGTTCATCGTCGGTAGAGCAATCGCCTAATTTGAACAATTTCTTAGCGAAAATGATCCTACCAATGATAGAGTTAAAGGAGGCACCTTTATCTTTGTCATTGACATGTTCATAATTGAGTACACCGCGACCCTCTTCTAGGTCGCTAATATCTGCTCCTTCAATGTCCAATATCTCGCCACTGCTATCGATAGCACTACTAGCCGCGCACCCTGAGAGGATCAAGCCCTTCGGTATTTTATTTGTCATTTGACACGTACCATAGCTGCCTATCTCGTGGATCAAAAGGCCTGTAAAGAATGAAAGTTGGAGTCATCTACCTAAGATTACGCTTTGGGCTTGACAGTGCCGGGGTAGCCGGGGTAATGTGTGAAATCAACGAGTGAATAACAGCTTGACAACGTTACCAGAAACGAGGTAACAATAGACTTCACGGAGGAACACATGGAGAACCCAATGGATGAGACGGAAGAGTACCGGCGTGCACGAGTAGTCCAACTTGCAGCCGAATCCAACACGCGCCAGGAGCTGGAGGGCCGCTATGGGCAGGTCTGGAACACGGAGGAGCTACGCGCAGAGTTCGCTGTGACCGGCTTCATGGCCCCTTACGTGGTGGTTACCCGGAGTGGTGATGGGGTTGTTGGCTCCCTCGAATTCACCCACAACCCGCGTTTTTATTTCAACTGGCGGGCTGATTAGCGCTATAGGAATTTACATATGAACCCACAGACCGAGAGCAGCACTGCAATGTCTACGAGTAGCGACGCCGCCTACGCGGCGCTGGAGAAGAAGCCATGAGAGTGTGTACTGATTGTGGTATGGACATGGATAATGGTGATTGTCGATGCTCAGTCCATCGCATCGCCTTGGCACGCGAGAAGAGCAAGATGGCCGACCTGCGCGAGGACTGGCTCGCGGCAGAGCGAGAGCAGACCGAGCAGCGGAAGCGTGCCTGTGCCGCCGAGCAGCGCGCGGAGAAGGCAGAGCAGGAGAGGGACGACTACAAGCGGCGATATTCCGACATGGAGGATGCGGACGAGCGCGCAGCCACCGCGATTGCCGACCTTAAGCCATTGGAAGCTGCGCTCGGGCGGATGATGGATCAGCGTGACGCCGCGCGCATCGCGTTGCGCGAGATATCGATCGGGAAGGTCCGCGCCGACCATGAGCATCCGATGGGCGAATGGGCCTCGATGGCCGCTAGGTTCCTGACTATCGCCCGCGCTGCGCTGAAGCCGGAGAAGAAGGGATGAGCGCGATGAGAATAGTCCCGCTCGCCATGCTCCTCCTCGCTGGCTGCAATTTCGAGATGGCCAGCGCGAGCCCGCGTGCGCAAGAGGCAGCAGCCAATACCATCTCGACATGCCGGAATGTCTGCCCGGCAGGAACGGCGGCTATGGCCATCACGACGTTCGACTCCAGCATGAGCACTCATTGGACCTGCGGCTGCCTCGACCTCAGCGCGACCAGGAAGCTGGAGCCCAAGCCGTGACGTGCCCTGATTGCGAGCGACTTACGGCACGCGCGGAGAAAGCTGAACGAGAAACGCTTGCGAAAGCTCGGGGCGCCCCGACAGCAGAGGCGCTGGAGCAAACGTTAGCGCTAGAGGAGGCGGCACTATCGCTGGAGTCTATTGCGCGCGCCGGGGGGCGCGATCTTGATGCCCGCAGTCGAGCAAGGGTTGTTCGCACCATCGACGCAGTTCGAGCCGCGCTGGAGCCCAAGCCGTGAACGATCCGATTTATTTTAGATTCGGCGACTGGAGTGCCCTGAACCCGACCCACGAGACGCTACTCACGGCCCTGTGGACCGCGCGCTACTCGTTGGCAACACTGACTCAATCTCAGGCTGTCACGATCTGCGAGGCTGCCGAAGCGTATCGGCACTACGCGGCGCACCCAGCAGGAACTGAATCGGTCGTCGCGCAGTTGAGGATCCTGCGCCGTGGCATTCGCGACGCCGCGCAGGAGCCCAAGCGATGAAACCGTGCCCTGATTGCGATCGACTTACGGCACGCGCGCGGGAGGCTGAGCAGGAGGGGGACGAGGCGCACGACGCGCTAGAGGCAATGATAAAGCAAAGGAACGTATTTTAGCTGCTATGACGAAAACTCTTGACAATTAAAAACGGGCGTGGTAAAATGTCTCTCAATCGGAGAACACCATGCTCTTAAATGACAACAGGGTCGTCGTCAGTGCCTCGGACCAGATGACGCTGGAGGCTATCTTCATGGAGTCCATCTTTATTGCCTCTGACCTGCGCACGGGACAGATCACCCAGGTACAGTACGACAAGGCACTGCGACAGCTACAAATAGAGCAAGCAGGGGTCTACGCAAGATACAAGGAGCAAAGTTAAAAATGGCCACCTATAAGCTGATTCATCTATCCAAGGACGAGGCGGCAGCGGTCAAGGTAGCGATTGACTTGCTGACCACTACCGTCAACAATTCTTTCTATAAGCGGCTCCCTGTGCTGGAGGGTAATGACCTGCTTATGACCACAGACTCGATTACTCGATCGGACTTCCTTTCGTACCTCGAAAGCCGGTCGAGTACCGCCCATGCTCACATTAAGAAAGAACTAAGCTTGTGATCCGAAAAGTACTCCATATCAGCGACTGGCACACGCAAAACATTGAAGGAATGCTTTCAAAATACCAGAGTGCTTGGGGGCCTGACCTTATCCTCGTAACAGGAGATATGGTTAAGGATATGCCCGGCTTCCTCACCAAAAAAGACAGTGAGGAAGGGCGCGCCGAGATGGGGAAGTGGCAGCGGGCTATCTGGGTGTCCCAAGCACAGTCCATCGGGCGCATTTTCCCCGGTGTGCCGATTGTTGCAGTACCCGGTAACCATGATTTTTGTGACTATTCCATCGACGGACTTGTTCAGTCGTTTGATGACGGTACACAAACTTTTGTAGTTAACGATATCCGTATTACCGGTTTTCGTGGTGTGCCATATATTTGCAACTGGTGGTCGTACGAGCTGGAGATGAAGGCCTTCAAGAAGTTGATCAGGGAATTGGATCCTAAGGCCGACATCCTTGTCACACATTCACCCCCATTTGGTGCCCTCGATATCGTCGAAAGACGGGAAAAGGGGGTGCGTCCGTTTTATATCCACGTTGGCATCGAGGGCCTCAAGGAATGGCTTATAAAGCACCCTACTGTTCAGCTGCACGCCTTTGGGCACATCCACAATTCGGGTGGCAAAACCGAGCAGTGGTACGGGACTACCCTCTCAAACGCCTCCTGCTCTCTCAACGAAATCCTGATCGACGTGTAGTTGCTTGACAAGTCTCAAGAAGCGTGGTAGGATCCACTCAAAGGCTGACACCTAGCCAAGGAGCAACACATGTCGAAGGTCGCAAAGAAGACGGTTCTCCCCATCACTGTGCGCTCGCTGGAGCTGGCGAGCATCGAAACCGAGCGAACCTCGGTCGCAGAGGCCGAAAAGGCCCTCAAAAACCGAAAGGCAAGGTTGGAGGGCCTGGAGAAGGACGTGATCACCCGGCTCGTTGCAGGAGCCGAGGTAGAAGGCCCCTGGAAGGCGACCTGGGGCTGGGTGACCGGTGACTGCCGCCCCAAGTGGAAGGATGCCCTCAAGGCCCTGGCGACAAGGATGAGGCTCAACGCAGACCAAGAGGTTGCTGCGGTCCAGAGCAATACCAGGGTTCCCCAGCACCGTGAGCTGACAATCCTGGTGCCTGGAACGCTAAGCGAAACGTAGACCGTGAACGACTCTCAGGGCTGGGCGGAAACGTCCAGCCCTTTTCTTTTGTGCTGTAAGGTGGTCTACATGCCGATCTTCTACCGGCTGTTATCGTTTACGACTTATGGTTAAACCACAAACGGAGACTACCGTGATCAACTATCTCTCGATTGGGTCTACTCCATGCAACGAGCCCTGCCAGCAGCTTGGGGCACCTACCTACGACGAAGTGGAGGCTAAAAAGGAGTGTGCACGCTTCCGTGACCTGATCCGCAAGAAGCTCGGGGCCGAGCCGGTGGGGGCCCGCCTCGTGATCAAGGGGCACAGCCACGACTTTGGAACCTACTATGAGCTGGAGTGCCAATTCGACCCCGAAAACGACCACGCGACCACGTATGCTTTCCTTTGTGAGTCGAAAGCACCGCAGGACTGGGAGGAGCAAATTGAACCAAAAAGCTTGACAAGTTAAACAAGCTGCTGTAAAGTGCCCTACAAGTTGCCCTAACAGGAGGCACAAAATGTTCAGCGCAGACTACAAGACGGTCCTTGCCCACTCCACCACAATCGCGGAAAAAATTGCGTCCGAGTTAGACGCGAACGGATTCGTCGATGGGCCCTACAACATCAAGAAGCTTTTGCCCTTGAACAACCAAAACAGCATCGAGGGAATGCTGCAACTGTTACCTGTCATGCGTGCAAAGCTGTTCGAGCGAGTGCGGGGGGCGAGCGGGATGACCGAAGGGGAAATCGTCTGCCTCAGCTACATCTCAGAGCTTTTTGGGGTCCTCAAAGCGCTCTTTGTGTTGCCCACCATCGAGCACCCCGACGCGGCCAAAATCTTCCCCCTGGAAGCGACCGATGGGATCCGCAAGATCGAGATGGACTGAAAAGTCTTGACAAGTTAAACAGGCTGTGGTATTTCTGTTAGCACACTGAGCGGGGGAACAAAAAATGGCTACCCACAAGATCCTCTTCAAGCAATTGGGCGAGAACGCCACCACGCCGCGCGACCCGGTTGCCGTGTTCCTTGCCGCCTGTGATCTTGACTTGACCACGATGGTTGTCTGCTGCCGTGGACCCGACGATAACGGGCTCGTGCGTGTCCCGCTCTACGAGGTGGGTGATGTTACCTTGCCCGATTTCCTCCCTCCCGAAGAGTGGCTGCGCAATGTGATCGCCTGGAAGTACGCCTGGGGTTTCGGTTGCGACAAGAGCTGGTCACCCGGTGTCCAGAGGGCTCTCGCCTACTGCACGTTCAGCGAGGTCGTGCGGCTGGCTATCGTTAAGCTGCTCAAGACCAAGACTTTTCGCTCTGACCGCCGTAAGGCGCTGCGCGATATGTTCGTTGTTTGGGCAGATGGCGACACCGACACCCGTGGCCCCTACCCCTACACCCGTGGAATGTTGGAGCTGCTCGCCAACAGCGTACACCTTGCGCGGGAAGCGCGCAGGCTGGGAAACTCTCTGTACTACTCGGGGCGCTATCAGGCAAAGGTTTCTTGCGAAGAAACTTGACAAGTTTAACAGAGCCGTGGTATCCTCCCTGTAAGATGAACAAAGAAAGCCGCCACATGGAGACAGCAATGACATCAATGACCCCCCATCTTAGCGCCATCGTTGAGAAAACCGAGAAGTCGGTCATTCTCACTCTGATGTGGAAAGGTGTCGGCCTGAAAGAGACGCGGACAGAAATGCTCATCATCTCCCAGGAGGTATGCTGGGACTGGCACACCAACCGCCTCGCGCGCTCCGGCGAAGCTGCCATCGGCCAGCCACTCCATCCCCTGCTCGACGACCTTGGCAAAATTTTTGGTACCGAGGTGAGCGCCGAGGCTGCCGTGCCGGTCAAAAGCAGCGACGGTTTTGTGCTCGGCTACCAGTCTCCTGGCTGGACGGCGCGCATTACCATCCTGGCTACCGAACGGGATCAGCTCGACATGGCACGAGATGTGCTTGAGAAGGCAGCTCTGAACTTTACGTACTAAGCCTTAGTAGACGCTTGACAGATTCAAAAAGTTAGTGTAGGGTCTTTTTATAAACGCAGCAAAAGGAGAACACAAATGCCCGCAAATGTCGAAACGATGATGTACACGGGATCGAAGCCCTGGCATGGTCTGGGAGTTGCCGTCGAGGGAGCCCAGCACGCAGCCAGCGCGATCAAGGCGGCTGGGCTGGATTGGAACGTCGAGAAGCGCGACCTGTACGCAGCTGGAGCGGCGGGTCAGACTGCACAGCTGGTCGGGGACTACAAGGCAATTGTCCGCGTCTCGGACGAGAAGGCCCTGGGCATCGTGGGGAAGCGGTACCAGCCTTTCCAAAACGTTGAGGCCTTCGACTTTTTCGACGGCGTGGTGGGCGAGCATGCGGCAATGTACGAAACGGCTGGCAGCCTGGACGACGGTCGGCGCATCTTTTTGCTCGCCAAGCTCCCCTCCTCGATCAAGGTGACGCGGGATGACGTGGTGGACAAGTACCTCCTCCTGTCCAATACCCACGACGGCAGCGGTGCGATCCGCATGCACTACACCCCGATCCGGGTTGTGTGCCAGAACACCCTGAACGCGGCGATGCGCGGTTTCAACACCAAGGATGGTGTGTCCATTCGCCACACCAAGAACGCCCGCCAGAAGATCGACGAGGCCAAATCGGTGCTTGGGCTTGCCAACAGGTATTACGATGTTCTTGGCGAAACTTTCAAGGCCCTTGCGCAAACCAAGTACACCGTCAAGCAGTCAATCGCACTGGTCAATCACCTCTTCCCCAGCTCGGAGGAAGAGATCGCCACCCGCACCAAGAACAACCGAGAAGCAGCCCTGAATTTGATGGAGAACGGCGTGGGACAGAAGAAGATCGAAGGAACGGCGTGGGCGGCTTACAACGGGATCACCGAGTACTCTGACCACCACCGCTCCACCCGCGTCAGCGAGGGTGGCAACGAGGCCGAGAGCCGCCTGACCGCCAACTGGTTTGGGTCGGGGCGGGTGCTGAAGCAGAAAGCCTGGGATTTTATCGCGGAGCAGACCGGGCTGAAGCTTCAGGCGGCTGCCTAAAAAAAAGGGGGCTGGGAAAACTAGGCCCCCTTTTTTAGCACTTCTCAACCACGCTTATTCATACAAAAAGGACTTGACATGGGGAGACATAGTTTGGACGGTATGATCGAGCTGACTGACGAAGACACCGCCTTGCGCTGGCACCTGTCTCACAATCACTACCCGGCGCTTCCGCTGACCCTCCTGCCCGTCGCCAAAGCAGCCATCGAAGCGGGGCGAGAAGACGACTTCGACCGCCTGATCAAGCTGCCCGGTGGCATTACGTGGCGCGGTGGACGATCTAGCGTCGAGGCAGGTAAGCTCATCGAGACAATGCACCTAGACAGTTTTTTGGGCGGATAGGCCATTAAATGGACAAGCTAAAAGTACCTACCGTTTTCGACCCCGATGAAACCCTAGCGTTAAAGGTGGCGGCAGCAAAGATGATCTATGCGCTAGCCATTAACACAGATAACAAGCAAATTAACGAAGCCCTAGAAGTAGCACTTCTACTCGCTGACACGGTATTGATGTTCAACCAACACTTGACGCAGGGTGGCAAACTGCCCAAGAAGTGGCGACGTGATAAGCGTACAGCCAGAGCCCGAGCAGACGCCGACGCTGGCATAGAGCTGGACTAGAAAAGGAACACAAGATGACTGACGAAGAAAAGAGAGCTACTGAAGCGCTGTTCCTGGGTGGCTTGATACAGGAGGAAGCAAAGAGCAGAGGCATGACCGTTCCTGAGTTTTTCCAGGCGCTTTGCCTTCCATGGACCAGGAGGAGGCGGCATGTATGCGATATCAAGGAGCGGGAGCTGTACGCACGGGCAGTGGCTAAGGCAGAGCAGGATCTATTTTCTCAGCCTCTGGCCTACAAGTGCAATAGCTGTCCCATGGTATTTGCCACTAGTGACAAGCGCAACGCACACAGCGCAACGCACGGGGTCCAAGATGGACCGACGTAAACTTTTTGGGGAAGAGCGGGCGGCGCGGGGTCCAAGGGGACTAGCTCACCTTGAGGTGAAAGAGAACGACAAGACCGCGATCCATGGCCCCGACCTAAGAAGGCTCTGGCGTTGGCTGGCTCTCCTCCAGGAACAGGGTACTGTGCGTAGCCCAGCTGGTAAATTTATCCTCGTGGTACTCGACACGAAGGACGAGATCCTGGTATCGGGAACAAAGACGGTTGACGGGTTCCGGTTTTTTACCTGTACTCGTTGCCCTGCGGCGACTACGGAACACGGCAATTCCAAAATGCTAGGTGCGTGGCCCCCTCCTGCTGGCTGGTCCATGATGGCAGCACCGGAAGCAGCCAAGCCCATGCGGCTTAGACACTATAACATCTTGGCTCTAGTTTGTAAAAACTGTGTCCCCTAAGCCGTGAGCGCCGACTAGGGAACGGGCTGGCTGTCCAGTCTTTTATCAAGCAGCCATTGCCGGGTCGCCGTGCCAAAATTAGTAGGCTGGGTGAGGGCTGCATCGCTGAACAGATCGGGCGACCACGTTTGGGTCTGAGCCCAGGCAAACCAACCAATAGGCGGATGCAGAGAGCCTTCGCTTGGCTCCAGTAACTGCCGCAGGGAGGGTGGGGTCGAGGTGGTGGTGGCCCAGGTATTGGTGGCACTGGAGGGGTCGGTGTTATCGCCCCATTCAGTCATCATAACTGCCTGCCCGCTGGCGAGACCTTGGCTGATCTGGTCCCGATTTGAAGAATAAGATTCCCACTGACTCCGATAGGCGTGAAGTGCATAGGCCAGATTGGTGCCAGTCAATGGGCTCGCCGTTGCCTCGCCTACCCAGGCGCTGTAAAAGGGAGTTGGCACAACGACGATATTGTTAGCTCCGGCTGCTCGAATAGCGTTGACCGTCTCCTGAATGATCGGCTTTTGAACTGCCCACGACCCAGATCCACCCGCGTAGGGGCCAACGTCTTCGCTTTCATTCCACAATTCAAAGATCACCTGTGGATGGTTTGCCCACTGCGAGCGCGCCATCCTAGACCAGAAATCAAGCATGCGTGCGTGACGCAAAGGGTGTTGCGCGGGGCCGAAGTCAAAGTCAGTGACTACTACGTAGAGCTTGGCGTCTACCGCAGCCTGAATAGCAGGATCCATAACCTTAGATTTCCAGTCGTTGAAGTTGCTCAGCGCCTGGGCGGGCGTGTAATCGATACTCATATATTGCCACCAGAGAAAGTTGTCCGGGTAAACAGCACCAACACTATAATCAGTCACGGTCGCGCCAGTGAATGGCTGAGTGCTGCCGCTGGTCCCGAACTCGCCAATGTAAAGCCACTGATTGCTCATTGCGTCGGTTGAAGGAACGGTCAAGCTAGTTCCAGATGGCCCGCCATTCCACGTGTATGACGGTCCAGCGCCTGAAGCAAATGTATTGCGATAAAGGTGCATATCGTTGCCATTACCGTAACCAGAAACCACGTCACCAAGCGCGTAGGTGCCTAGATTCCAAGCGGCCCCACGATCTGCGCGCCAATTGATCTTTACCGCACGGTAACGACTCCCGCCAAAAGTAGCTACTGCACCTTCAATCGATACGGCATTAGCCATCCAGGCACTGAAGGTGACGGTGTCAGGCATTGCGTATGGCCTGTTTTCGATTGTGTAAAGCCGTTTCGGGTCTACACAGGGGAAACGCTCGAACGCAAGGCGGATTGCAGTTGGATACCATTTGTTGCCGGTAGCGTCAGTCTGCGAAGCCAGATGTACATATTGTGGCACCGTCATCGGCAAGTAAGTACCTGGGTTGGCCTTATCGCCATAAACCATTCCCATCCCCATTGTAGCGACTCCGCGCAGTATTACTTTATTGCCATGTGGATCGAGCAGCATGCCACCAGTGATCTGAAGTGCTGGCGGGCCGAGACCGCCAACGCTAGCTGAGGCTGTAACGGTGACAGAGACAGAGGCGGTCTTAGTGGCGTCTGCCCGACTGGTCGCAACAACGTGGCAAGTGGCCGGATTAGGCACCATTAACGGCGCTGTGTACTGACCACCCGAGCTAACTGCGCCGCATACAGGTCCCTCCTGTAAAACCCAGTTAACGGTAGTGTCGGAAGAGCCGCTGACGAGAGCACTAAATTGTAACGCTGCCCCAGCAATGATATTAGGTGAGATTGAAACGGAAACAGCGGGTGGCGGTGCACTCGCAACCTCAACGAATCGCCATAACCCGGCGAGGCCATTAGGAGAAACAATCACGTAGTTCATTCCATCAAAGGTGACCGCAGTGTGCTTAGCTCCATTGCTCATTGTAGCGGGGATCGGGTCTGTGATCCACGTCTTATCGTTGCTGACCGCCGCATGGGCGAGTGCAGCTCCCCAGCTGCCATTAGTAGCCCAACCAAACGAGGTGTAAAGAGTGCTCGGCGTTCCAACTACGCCATTTTTATTGCCGCCGAGAATGTTGCTCCATGTCGCCCCGCCATCTGCCGTTTTATAGACGCCCCCGGTCGCACCAATATAAGCTACGCTATTGCCTGCATTGAAGAGCTGAGAGTTACCGTGGAAATGCTCGAAGGTGGCAGCCTGTGTCCAGCTCGCTCCCCCGTTTGAAGTGTGCCAAACACCTTTGGTGTTGCTAGTCCACTGAGAAATAGATACCCAATTAGTCCGTGTCGTAGCTGCAACGCCGGTATCAATGAAGAAAAGGTATAGCGAAGTGCCAACTCCAGGAGGTGTAGGCACGATCTTCCAGGTGCTTCCGCCGTCGATTGACTCAGCAGCCTCAGAGGTACCGTGGAATCCAGTGATGAGGTGTGTACCGTCATATGGATCTACTTCAAGGCTGTAAGGATCCTGGCCATTAAGATAGCCATCGGCAAAATACGGGAACGATGTTTTTACCCAGTTAACGCCACCATCAATGGACTTAAAAATGCCGGTCTGAGTGCCATAGCCGGAGACGGTCCACAGTGTTGGCGCTGTAGCTGGATTGCGCGCTTTGTTGGTGTCGATGGCCAGCGCCCAGGGTCGGCCAAAATCAAGGACAGTGCCGTTAGTTCCTGTGCTGATTTTGCTCCAGTTAACGCCGTAGTCGGTTGATTTCCATATTCCCTGGTAATCAATTGAAGCGTATAGATCGCTCTGACGGGCCGGGTCCACAACGACAACCTGCACGCCGTAGTTATTGTTGGTTCCACCAAAATTGGGGCTGAGGTTCATCCCTGCCGGGGTCACATTTGTCCAGACACCCACCGGGGTGCTGGTCGATGCGGGAGAAGCGGGGGCAAATAGGCTTGTGGCAGAGATAGCAACTGCTAGTAGAAAAGAACGTAATGTCATAAAAAGCTCCTTGTGGTAGGCTTTGATTTTCTTTGTTTTCTTAAGGTGCGGGCTCGCCCGGCTTGGCGTTGGTCAAGATGGCTGCTTTAATACCGGCCCAGCCAGTACCGTTGGCTACAGACTCAAACGTCCCCTTCAGCGCTTGCCCGGTCGATGCCATCATTATGAACATACACAACGAACTAAAAGCAGTTGCTACCTCAGAAGTCATGCCAAAATGAACTGCGTAAAGAAAGCCGCTCAGCATCATAAAACATGCAATGAGTACGGTTAAAACGGTTCTCCAAGCGGTCGGAACAGGGGTCATAGGTTTCTCTCCAAGTCAAAAGATTAGGATGGAGGGCTTCCCGGCTCGTCAGGAGCAAAAAAAATCAAAGATCTTGACATCTAAAACCAGCTGGGCTATACCTTGTGCATGACGACGACGGTGGAAGTGACCAACATGACGCTGGCAGCTGGAACGGTCTTCTACACCGAGGCTCCAGATGGCACCCTGGAGCTGACCGGCCCGATGGTTTACGATACCAAGGTCGAGGTCGTCGCCTGTGGCGAAGTTTGGAACGTCTACACCAGCAACGGTGTGCTCATCTACGTCAAAGCAGAGGAGGAGTAACAATGTCTCAGCCATCCTGGGTGCTGCTCGATGCGACTGACTTTTACGCCATCTTCCATGACTCGACCGGGATCTACACGGAAGAGGCTGAGATCACTGAGGAGAGTCGGGCACGTAGCTTTACTGTGTACCGTTTTCCACTTGACAGGCTCAAGCTTGTCGGTGGGCACCTCGTCAGTGAGAAATATAGTCGTGACTGGCCCCATTCACTGGCAAGCTATACGGAGTGGTTTGCCGGGAGTTTGTCGGTGGTTGCCAAGTCAATCGGTGGCGAGAAGAGCAAGCTGATTGAAGCGCTGTGCAGCCCTGATCCGTTCAGGCGTTTTTGGGCATATCACGCAATCGGTGGCTACCACGGGTTTACCAATTTTGACAGCTACCCGATCCAAAGAAACGAACGAGAGCTGGGAAAGCGATGGAGCTAAAAATGAGCCACGAAGACAAGGTCTTTACGCTGATCACCTATCACCCTTCTGTTATCTACTTCCGGCGCGAGAAGTTTCGCGACTCAAGGTTTGAGTACCGGGAAGGGCTTACATTTGCTGAGGTAGAGCTAGATGTTATCGCCACCATGTTGAACGGCAAGGATGAGGAGAGCCCCCGCTTTATCATCCAGTACCAGGGGAGGGCAATGGCATCGCACAATAGCGATAGCGGTGAGGGCTACAACGGACCAGACTCACGCTTTGATCTGGAACCCGAAGATCCCGGGCATAATGCCGCTATGGAGGCACTTGCGACGGACCTTGATCTGATTTTTGCTCGTGGAAAAGAGGCTGTCGCTTGATAGTTTGATCAGAAACAACCGGCACATGGGTATAACCCGCCTCTATAGCGGCTGCTAGCCGGTCGTGTCCCTCCACAACATCGTGCATAATGTTACCACCACCCAGATCTACTGGGGTGGCACGTATCGGTGCGACCTTGTGCGGCATCTTGTTGAACATATCACGGATCTTGCCGAGTTTCCAGCTGTCGGCAGGAGCCACAGGAAGCCCTGAGACGTGCGACAGTGGCACATGGGTAAAACCGGGCGCTTCTGGGGTCCACGTCTTCACAGCGGGCTCTGAGGGGCCTTCTACGTGCCCTGCGGCTTGGTACAGGGGAAGAAACACGGGATCCGCCTCGTTAGGCTTAAAGTGCGGTCTAGGCTGGCGGATAAACTTCAAGCCGCCCTGCCCACTGTATTTGCGCACCATTTGGTCATCCATGACACCGTCGAGGTGCTTCTGTTGGATAGGAACGGTGCGACCTGACTCATGTACAAGCTTGGTAGGGTGACCGCCAATACCTTTATTGTCAGGCTTCCAGCCAAACGGTTTCATGTAATCAGCTAGCTCTGAGAAGCGCAAGCCCTTAATGAGATCGTCTTCGTATTTCTGTAACTTCTTGCCATTACGCTGAGCCTTTAGCTCATCATGCTTTGGTGAGATATAGGTTACCATGCCATCGTTGGTGAACCCATACCCTTGCATAAGCGTTACCATAGTACAGTTATGCGATACGATCCCTTGAATTACAAAGCTGGCATCATCCTCGACAGTAATATCGTACAATCTAGCCAACCTTGAAACCTTCCCTTTAGGGACCTTAACAACACGTAGTATGGGCACGCTCTGGAACGTATATCCATCCATTGAATTTAATGCGACACGGCGAATATCAGTGAGTACAGAGGCGGACCCGGACTCCTCCGAATAACGTAGTACATGCCATCCTTGAGAATGCATGTACTCGTCACGCAACCTATCTTCATCCTCTTTCTGTTCCCTTGTTTTCTTTCCCTTATATACATCCATCCAGTGACCGCCTCCGTCCCACTCAATGACTGTCTTGACTGACGGGATAGCGATATCGCCAAAATACTTACCAATTCGGTATTCCAATTCGGCGTCCATGTATTGTGACTTGACAAGATCAAACAGACTACGCTGGTCTTTACTTGGACCGCCGCCATTAGCATAGAGCGCCTTGCGCGCTTTTTCGATACCAGCTGGCGTACGTGCCCCCGAGCGATATTGTTCAAGCATAGATTCGCGGTTTTTGTTCGATACAGCTACACGATGCTTATCGGATTCCCACTGAGCAGCCGAAAGTCGCTTACTATGACACGACCGCGAGCAGGTATCGGGGATTTTATATCTTTGAATCCATCGCCCTGACTCGCTTCGGTAAGCCGATTGCCATGTAAACGGACTGTGACACACACTACAGGTCAGGGCGCTCGTGAGCGTGCCGCTCCTATTTTTTTCTTCGTTCGTGACACGGATACTCTCAGTCCGTCGTTCTCGCTCCATAGCCCCAACTACCCGCCCCTTTGCAGGTCCGGGCTTCCCAACATGGGAAGATCCTACACATCGAACGGAACAAAATCTTTTATTTGGCTTTTTGATATCGTGAGGAAAGGGGGTATGGCAATATTCACACTCCTTAAATAGATATTGGAGGCTATCCGAAGGTTCAAGTCCGTCCGCTCTGACCCAACCTCGTTGAGTCAACAGTAGATGGTCACCTGTCACACGCAATTTATGGATCCTATCTTGCGGAGTTTTGAATTCCACCCTAAACAAATCTTCATTAGACGGAATACCGTATTTCCCAAAAGTAGATAACACCCTCTTAAATTTACCTGTATGGGTCAATACGCGGTCGCCAACTACCACATTTTTTAGTGAGACAGTACCCCGCTCTGTAAGTACAGGTGCGCTCCCGTCATACACGCACCTACAGTGAGGGTGTAGCCCGCCTAGCTTGGGGTTGTCTTCACCCTTCTTGTGGTAACCGTGTCCTAGCTCGCTTACCTTCCATACACGAGGAGTCACTTCGTCGGGCAACAGATGTAGGCGTTTGCACTCATTACAGAGTGCTCCGTCGTGCACCACGATAAAGTACACAACTGGGTCTTCGATACCTACTGACTGATTAACCTTGATAATGCCATCGAGTACAGATACGTTCTTAGCGGTAGCAGTCTCTGAAGTAATAATACGCTCGACATTGGATGTAATGTCACCCCATAGGTCTGCGATCTTGCCGCCCAGTACGGTCTTCCAATCAGTATCGATACCATTGACCGAGGCATCGGATAGGAATTGGCGTATCTCAGCTAAAGTCTTAGCCTTGGCCGAACCCTTGACTGCATCCAGGTAGGAGTCGGCAATATCGATGAGTCCATTAAGGGTATCTACGTTAGGTTTGGCACCTTCCTCAGTTGCGGCTGCCTCGAAGACACCCGGCAGGCTGAGAGGGTGCTGATAGGATACCTGGATACGGCTTTCCACCGACTGTGGACCGAGGAATCTAGTCTTAGCACGGTTGAATAACTCGTCAATCGCGGCTGAGATCTCCTTGACCGCTTTACGACTCAGATTGTGCTTTGGCATTGCTTAGCTCTTTGGTACAAAGTGCTCAACGGTATCCATAAAGGATTTTAGGGTGGCATCTCTTTCTTCATGCCACTTGTCCATAGTCGATTTAACAGTCTTACGCTGTTGTGCAAGTACTCGGCGCTTAGAGGGAGTTAGTTGTTTCTCTGTTTTAGTTAGCAATCCCATGAGCTGATCTAGACCACGAGTCAAGTCTGACTCTTCCTGCTGAGGAGGCTGAGCTTGCCCTTGACCGCCCTGGGGAGGCGCACCGCCTTCAGGAGGTTGACCTTTGCCGTCAGGGCCCTGGCTTGGCTGACCACCCTGAGCCGCTTGGGCTTGGGCTTGCTGAGCTTGCGCTTGCATCTGCTGTTGTTGCATAAGGTTATTAACCTGACTGAACCAGTACTGATCTCGACGGTATGCCAGAGAGGGGTCCTTGCTTGCCCCTTCTCGTCCGCAGAATTTTTCCAGTATTTCCCCTACTGTAAAGAGGGAGTTTATGTATTCCCAAATAGTAGGGTTAAGTGGTAAGTCGCCTGCCCATTCTTCACCTAGCGGATCCTTCTCAACTCTTTCACGTACCTCGTCGTAGGTCATGTGAATAACCATGTCCTGCTGAAGACGTACTGACTCCTTCTCGGCTGTTTCCGCGTCAAGACCAACTAGCTTGATTACACACAGTTTTGCTAGGTTTTCGTCAATAAGTGGGAAAATGCGTGAGTTGAGGAAGTCCTGGAACTGGCTAATGAGTGGCCTTATGCCTACATCGCGATGGGCCTCAAGTTTGTATTCATTGTTGCTGTTATGTACTTGAAATCCTTGAAGAATTTGCGCGTGCTCTTTGTCGAATACCTCAACATCAACCATGGGCACTACGGAGCCATGTACAACTAGCTCAGTGACAGGCTCGACGTGATAGTCACACATCCACGCAGGAACTTGTCCAATTTCAGATAAAAACTCCTGAAGCTTATTAAATGAAACAGTACGCTTCCCTTGAATAATTCCCTTAATATTATCCCTAGTCCTTTTTCCCCAAGACTTAAACAACGTAGTCTCAATTAAAGGTCCCAGTAGGCGAGCGGCTAAGGTAGTGGGGGCAGCGCCTAAGCTCCATTTTTGGTCACGGCGACGTGCCAGTTTGTGAGATTGAATAAACCCAATCTGTTCCCAGAACAAGTTTTTATCTTTGACATACAGCTGTTTCTCTAGTTCTTTATCTCCAAAAGAACATCGCACGATCCCATTACAAGCAAGCGTCCTGATTCCCAGCCCGAGCAACATCTGTCCCACCTGTTCCCGAGTACTATCAGCCTGCATGGTCAGCACTATGGCCCCTTGCTTAGTCGCGTGTCCATCGGCAGAAAAAAGCCCCTTCAAGAAAGCCTTACGGTATTCAATTGGTAGCACATGGAAGACAGCAGGGATAGACTTGTCCCTAGAGCTAAACGAAAAACCGATCTCTTTCAAAAAAGCACAAAACTCATTACTATAAATGGTGTTGGTAATACGTGTTTTGGCGACAGTCTTAAACCCGTATTCAGATTTGAGCTTAGTTGCTTCTTCTTCCGTAACAACACGCTCGTGCTGCTTAACGTCAAACCCAAAGTCCGTCAATGTTTTTGCGTGGCTCTCCCAAATGTCGCGTTCCTTGTCATGGTGGTAAAACAACTTGAGCCCGCCACCATGAACGTTTGCTACCGGTTCGATTAAAGTACCGTCACCAATTGACCAGCCAAGAACCTCCATCATGGCAGGGGTAAACACTTTACCCCTGAACATTGGAATTTTAGAGGCATCACCGGGTACAGGTTTTGCATTGACAACCAACAGGTCGCCTACACGTAACTTTTCTTGACGCTTCCAGGCTAGGTCCCCCTCATCCGTCAACACTCGAAAGCGATGGTCGGGGCTTGTTTTTAGGGTTAGGTTTCCTGCACGAGTTTCGCATAGGATTTTATCGCCTGTGCGGAATAGGCGAGCAGCTGTGTATTCCGTTCCGGTCCAGACGCGAACCGGCACTTCGTTTTTGATGTTACCTAGTAGGTCCTTCGCTGACACCGCGCCATTGTCAGTCCAAAGTATGCTATCCTCTTGAAAACACTCTGACAATGCTTGGTTATTGGTACCTCTAGAAAGGTGAGCGTAGCCCGGAAGCTCTTCCGGGCTCATCTGGAATGCTGACAGAATCACCCGTGCATTGCTATCAGACAGATACTGAAACTCCATGTCTCGCGAGCTATTATCAATAGGAGCCCATGTGATCTCATCTTGGGGACCAATACCAAAGACAGGCATACGCCATGCGTTGTTTACGCTATTGATAGAGGCATTAAACTGTTGACGAATAGTAGCTACAATGGCTGGACTAACGTCTTCTGACTTGATGATAAGCATGCCACGTGCTGCACGGCCTGCTTGGAAGTAAAGCTTATTATGGGTAACGATATTGATGTGGGTAGTAACTGCCGCAATCATTGTGTCGATTGGGGTAAGTGGGTAGCCACACAGTTCCACGTCCGTGACTGGGTATACGTTATGAACTACGCATTCATCTGGAGTAAAGGCCTGAACTGGGCGACCTTCGATCACCTGAACATGGGCATACTCGCCATGCTCCATCTTGTCTGGAATGAATTTTTCGTTCTTCAGTTGTTCAAGTAACAGACGAGCCTGTTTACGTACCTGCTCGGCAGCTTTCGTTTGTGGAGTGGCTTTATAGATAGTGCCTGCATCGATAGGGCGGAAAGAGTGAAACTTTTTTTCACCATCCTCAGTTACATGGATAATTTCCGTAGCAAAGCGTCCTACAATAACTGCATTGCGTGTTTGCTGGTATAAGAACTGGGAAAGGGTCATGCGGTCAGCATCTGCCCACCCAGCTACACGTCCACACATAGAGAGGCAGTCGCGGGCCTTCTCAATACGACTCTGGATCTCATCTTTATAGTTCTTTTCTTTGTCATTCAAGACACCCGGCTTAGGTTCAATCTTGAAACCGGTTGAGAAACGGTCAGGTTGAGGGCGTCCAAAGGCTGCTATCTGATTGCTACGTACACCTACGATAGCGGCTACTAGGTCGTCCTGAATTGCGATACGCTTAAGCACTGAATCGGGTAGGAGTCGAGTTTTGGTATAGAACAGCGCCTGGAATTCATTGGTGACAGTAGGGTCACGTTCAAAGGCCAAACGCTCAATCGAGTCCTGTGCATCACCGTTGAGCACATTCATAATGCTCTTCAGTAAGGGGCTCTCTGCGCCTGCGGCGGCACCAGTACCAATAGACTTGGTCAACTTGGCTATATTGGTACTGTTAGGATCAGCTACGCTAATCATAATGGTCTGTTTGGCGCTAGCGCTTTTATTTGAGAGCGCTTGGCTTAGGGGTGATTTAGCCATTATAATTTACTCCGCACTCATAATGGAGACGGACATAGGTGCAGCGGAACGGTTAACCACACTCAAGCTCCAAGCAGGTCCCCACTGTTCCATCCACCCCATACTCTCAGGGTCGCCCGCCACAAGAGGCGAGATACGATGTAGCTGACCTGTGTCTCCATTAGTCTGTACAGCAGCTTCTTGATCACATTCAACACGCAAGAAGCGCTTTGAAAACTTGTATATCTGTAAACCAGCCGCACCCGGTAAAATAGCTGCTTCAAGGGCGAGAGGCAGGGTGCTTACGACCTCGAAATAGGTAGGAGTAATGTTGTTGATTGTATAAGACCTTTGAGTAGACTGCGAAAACCCAGCTGAAATCTCTACCTTGTCGTTAATCTGTGAGCCAAAGGCGCTGAAGGCGCTGAATTGGATATTGGAAGTAACCGCTGCTACTTGATTGGCGCCCGAGAAAATCTGATTTGGAGGGCGCGCGAGCATTAACACACGGGTAGCAACTCCTAGCACAATCCATTGCCCGCTGTTCATCGGGTCAAATGGGCTAGTAACGTCACCTGTGACTAAACCAGGAACAAGTACCGTATCTCCTACCTGGACTGCCGCGAAAATAGTAGATACCACCTCTGGCGAGGCAGTCACGCTGACAGAACCATTGCTGTTGACCGCGAAGGTCAAAGAAACGGCCCCCGCCACGTTGAGAGCACGATCGGTCCTAAACCCAGGAGAAGTGCCAGCCGTGACCGTAAAACGATAAATAGAGGGGTCTAGGGGGCTCTGGGTGACCGCGAAGGCCGTGGTGCCATCACTAGTCAAAGTCCTTGAGCCGTTAAAGATACTTAGTGTACTTGACGGGTCTATCGTGTACTGCTCCGACTTTGGGTTATTGACTACAATGCCCTGAAAGTTACGCGACCAGTCAAAGAAGCGTCTCTTCGGCGCACTAGTAGCAACCGAATCGCCGTATGCGACCGCTGAAGACAAAAGATTGAGGATACCGATCATTGGAAGGCCTTAGGTAAGGGTCTGATGAGAAGATTGTGTTTAACTGAAGTCAAAAACCATGGAGCCGGTCTTAACCATTCCACCTGGGGGTGAAAGATCGTCGGATACCTCCGTTTGACCGGTGAGTAAATCAATCTGTTTCTTCATCCAATCTTGCTGAGTTGGGGATCGCGAGGAAGGAGCTAGTGTTTGGGTGAGCACCTTGTCTGGTGCCGTTGTCAGTCTACCCTTTAGGTCAAATAGACTAAGCATCACATAACGCAATGCATCCAATTCATCATCGTCATCTTCGTCGGGAATATCGGTAGGCTTACCGGCTGCATCTATTTTCCAGTGGTATGCACCAAAACGTTTTGCCAGCAATTCACAACCGTCATCACCCCTTAGAAAGAACAGGGAAGGGTTACCAGCGGATGGCATCAACTTGCGACGAATAATCTCAATACCCGCCACCACGCTTCCCGCATATTTATTTACAGTCTTTACTCTATACCCTTTACGACGAAAAGTGGCAATGTCTGCGGCGGCTTCTGGATCGGGGTAAACCGTTCCATTTAGATGCTTGATGCGTGCATCACAAACTGCTACTTTTTGTTCTAGTTCTAATTCTGCCATTGAGATGACATCGAAGACGTAAAAGTTTTGTCCGTCAAGCGCTCCAGTATCTACAGCAAAATTATGCGTGTAACCAAAATCCATACCAGAATGGAACGATACTTGTCGTCCCTTCATCAACTGGAGAAGACCCGGTTTATCTAGTGTCTCTGGGATGTGTTCATCTGGCCCTAGGATCCTACGAGCCATCTGATAGGCGGTGAGCATATGGATAGCTGCGTTGAAGTTAGGGAACACAAGGCCTTCTTGTGAAGCCTTACGACAGAGAAGCTGTGCATTCGCCATCTGGGCCGACATACTCTTGAATTTAGATACAACGTCGGCAAGCGGCTTGAGCAATTTACTTGTGCTAGTCTGATTAGGTAGGCGACCCCGGCAGGCTGCGAAAATGGTGCAATTCTTTAGGCAGCCAGCAAACCCTTCGGTTTGGATAAACTCAGACTTAGACTGTGGATCAAGTAAATCGTAGTTTGGTTTATCAATAGCTTTTAACGTATCGTCATTTACGAAAATGGGGATATTCGGTTCTTCAGGGAGGTGACGAGTGGTGGGGCATCGGCTCGTTACATCTATAATGTTCCAATGCCTAATGTGTAGTGATGGAGAGCCCGTATTGGGGTCATTGTACGCAGCGTCAATCTCTTTCTGTACTAATCCGAATGAAAACTTACGGGTGGAGGTAAGAAGGGTAATTGGTGGCATCCCGTTGATGGCACAGGGGATCGCCTTTGCTTCTTCGTATGCCAGCTTGTCCTCAACAATATCTATTTCGTCCAGTACGAAGAAGGGGGCGTGGAGGCCGTTCGCCCCCTGAAGGGTTGCTACCACGATCTTGATGTACAGATTGATCTCTACGTGCCGATCTTTGGCGTCAGGTGCCAATACGGCGTATTCAACCTGATTAAGGATAGAACCGTCAGGTGCGTCAAACCATAGAAGCTCTACCTCTGTTTCATTCTTCTTGGAAACAAAGTCACGAAGGAATGGTTTATTGAGGAAATTTTTGACATAACGCTGACAGATTTGAGACTGCGATTTAATGGCAGCCATGTGACCCACCGAGCGACGACAATGGAAGACGGATAGAATCTCTAGGATAGATGCACCAAGCGTCTTAAACGAGTCACGGGAAGCGTAGGTGAGCACTCTGGTGAATTCAGGTCGATCCCCTTTGAGTAGAGCGGAATAAAGCTCCCACATTGCGCTCATAGGACTGGCGGTGCTGTCTGGATCAACAATACCGTCAGGTATATCGACACCAAGATACACGTTTACCCAGCGGTGTAGGCTGTCCTGATCCTTGCATGGAACAAACAGTGCCTTACGCTTAAGCTCTTCGATGGTGGGTAGCAACTTACTCATATCATTACCAGCCAACAGACTTGTAAACTGCCCTTAGCTTTTCTTTGCCAATGTCCGAATGAGCTTGACAGAAGGTAGCGTGAATGGCAGGCTTAGAGGCGACTACAGTTCCCTGCTCGTTGGTATACTCCATTTGACCAGCAGATATCTGATAGAATTCTAATGAACCAACACAGTCGGCTGGATCGTACATCTGAAACTTGGCGTAACAAGCATAAGGCTTAGCTGAGTCATCGTCGCATGACTCGCCATCTTGCCCGATCGCCTTCGTGGAAAACGCTTCCATAGTAGTCTTTACCATTATTTTTTCTCCTTGACTGAAATCAACTTGAGCACTTCAGCTGCCTGATCTTGTGTCCAGATGGCGTTCTTTGTCTCTATTTCTGTGACTGTAATTGTCTTGGGATCGCCATTGATTACGACTTGAGTAGCAGTTGCATCTTTATCCTGACCAGTAAGCTTCATAAATAGCTCGACAGTATCTTTGTAGGCCTTGAGGCTAGTAATCTTTAGGTCGCCTAGTTCTGACTCGTCACCTGACTGGAGAAATTTACGGATGCGTTCGCCGTGTAACTTATGGGCAGCCGCAAGGAGGTCGGAAGAAAAAATGATTGTCTCCAACTGTGTCTGACGTACCCGATCGCGGACGCTTCCCATAAGGAAAGCTACGTGCTCATTCTTTTTATTATCCCACTCAAAATCAATACGTGCACGTACAACCTCACCAAGCGGCATCTTGTTAAGGTTGGCAATTTCTTCGGCTGACTTCCCGTTTAGGAACAACTCAAATAATTGTGCTTGGCGAGCGGGACTAAGCGGATTGTTTCGGACTGCTGTCCAATAGGCTGCTCTCTCCTTGGGATTTAAGGAGGTCCTTATTAGCTCTTGTTTTAAGTCTAAGTGCGGCTGCAAGGTTAGAGTGCTGGGTTCCGGTAGCTTTTCCATTGTATATCACCTTTTTATCCAAAAGTACCTGGACAGTCCACCAGCTACCTAAAAGCTCTTTAACTGCTTCATCGAGTTTTTTGAGTCGGTCCTGTTGATTCTTGGGGGCACGTAGCCCCCTTTTCTTAAACATTGAAAACTGGATTGAGCTAGACAACCAATTTAGGTCAACCTGCCCGGCTGTCTCTTTTGCCTGTGGAAGAGCCAGGATGGGCCATAGGCGCAGCTGAAGCACCTGAGCTTCATGTAGTGTCTGTGTCTTGTTGGAGAGGTCCCTGAGCGCGATCAGCTGCTCCCATGCGTCTTTTTCAAGCATTGACGTGTAACCTCTCTGTTGCTAATTTTCTCAAAACCGAGGCAGGAGTTCCCATAGGTGCCTTAAACACGTCCAAGTACTTATCCCAGGCTACAGAGATGCCCTCGCTCTCTTTTACCTTAATGACTATAGTGTCGGTGTTAAAAGTACGTACACGACCTATACCGCTCCACAAAGCTTTACGCTGTTCAATAAAGGCAAGGGGCCCTTTAATATCGACTGTGTAGCTAGTGTTCGGGCTTGGGTCTAGGATCAAAGGAACAGCGGGTGTATCTTCAAGATGAATAATCTGGCAACACACTTTGCCGGTTGGAATCGCAACCGTATCATACAGGAAACCTTTTTCGTCGTGCGTCATTACCCATATATTACGTACCGTATTGGCATCGGATACTGTTCGCCAGCGCGGAGCCCCAAGGTACCAAACTTTTTGATATGAACCGTCTACAGCCGTACCAACAAGTTCCTGAGGTCGATGAATATGGCCACTGATAATTAGCCCCTGGTGGAGCAAGGAGGGGTTGAAGCCATCTTCACATGGAAAACCATTCTCATACATTGCCCCAAAGAAGCTCTGGTGAGCTACTACCACTTGTGACTCCACCTTACACGCTTCTACGAATTCTTTTTCAGAAGCCATGTAGGGTACGTACAAGATTCCGTCTAGTACAGTAGGTGTGTCTATAACTGTAATGTTAGGGTGAGCCATCATTGCCGTGTTACACGACCCATCTCCAGGCATGTCATGGTTGCCTACAAGAGCCAGGACTTCAAAACCTGCGTGACGTAACTTCTTGAAGTTACGTTGCCAAAAAGCCATTACCTCAATATGCATCAAGGCGTGGTTATTGTACTGATCGCCTAGAAAGTCGATTCTCTTTACCTTGTGCTCGATAGCAGTCTCTAGGACTAGGTTCAACAAAGCCTGACAATCGGACAGGGCGTCTACAGTGACGTGAGGATCCCCAACCCTCAAGATTTTAGTAATCATAGTTACCTAACTTCGTGCCTCCAACCGTGAAGGCCGGATGAATCCCTCCGACCAGAGCCTTGGGGACCGCGCGGGCATTTGTTCCCTCGGGTACCCCCACGAGTTCGCGCTGGAGAGGTGCGAACTCGATAGAGGGATTAAAAATACGTACCTCTGACTCTGGAATCAAGATAAAACTAAGACCATTTAGCTCATAGACCTCACGAGCAAATTGCGTCACGTGGACAGAAGAGGAAACCCAGACATGACCTCCTGGAAACTTCTCCGATCCAAACAAAATTGGTAACATAGTCAAAGTATTCTTTTGCTTGATAGTAGCAAAACCGTTACTAGTTTTAGCCTCAATCCCCTTATCGGGAAAAGGCCCTACCGCTAAATAACCGTTACATGTTCTCATAAGATACCCCCTATGGATTATAGCGTAATTCCACTCATCTTGAGCAATTTTTGTTCAATAATCGATAACTGAACGATTGCACGGCTCGTTACCTGACGAGCCTCTGTCTCTTCAAACCTGATATCTGGTTGGCTTGAGCTATCAGCAGCGAAACGGTTTATAGCCGACATTTCTTCTTCTTCACCATGCATATACGCTCGGGTTGCACAGTGAGCCGATACACAAGAAGCGGCTGACATAAGGTCTGCTATCTCGGAGGCGTTGGTGTTCACCCCTCCCGCACCGGGCCATTCATTTACCCCCCTGGCTAATTGCTCATAGTTTACAGTAACGTCTACCTGATTTTTGATTAGCTTGTTCGCCCTATACAACTTACGCTTGTCGGATGGGTAAAAATGCACAAGTGTCTCGCTGTAGTTTTCGATGCAGTTTCCTAGTATCCTACCTATAGCAACGTGACGAAAGGTCTGGCTATAGGGCAGGACAAACTTGTCAATAGCCGCCATCAATCCTTCACAGGAAATCTGTACAAGGTCCATGTAGGTCAAATGGGCTCTGGGTGTACCACCCCAGAAGAGGCGTGCCCTGGCGATGGCAAGCGGCATGTTCATTTCGACCAATTCTATTCGCAGCTCCGCTATCTCGGTAGCTAGCTTGCCAAGCTTTCCATTCACGGGCCAAGGTCGGGCTCTCATTGCAAATAAGACAAACTGGTAATTAAAGTGAAACTTGTATAAGCTTACGTCAGCTCTTAGCTTCAATGCCTTAGCTATCTCTTTTGTAAAAATTGGCTGGCGTTCACGGAAGAAGGGCCGGGCAGCTAAAATGTTTCGCTTTTCATCGCAGATCATGCGTACAAATTTACGGTAGACGCCTGGGCCCCAGTAATGCTTTATCAGGGTGTGACGGAAGGTCGTTTCCAGCTCCACCAGCTTCTCCACCTGACGCTTCTGGCGCTCTACTAGGGTTTCCTCATTCAAGTCGCCATAACGGGCTATAGCTCGTTCTAGGGACGTTGCAAATTTTCTGAAGTAGTCGTCTGTAATTACATTACGCTTATTTCTGATTATAGCCATAGTAACCTCTGTGTCAATTCCATTGTACACTCTCAACCGGCCCGTAAATATCATTGTAAATATCGACACGAGCCAGAGCGTGTTTTTTAAGTTTCGGTATGTTAGTTACATTAAAATCAAAAACGTTACATTCCGTCTTACCCTCGAAGAGGCGGGTAACCCTGCCTACACTCTGCTTTACTTCTACTTCACTTTTGCCGCCACGTAAGTAAATCATACAGCGAACTGCTTGTATGTCCGTACCAATAGCTATACAAGAAGTGCCGACTAAGATGGGCAGCTTACCTGCATTAAATTCAGCAATTAACTCCTTCGGATCACTTTTGTGGTAAATGACTGGTACATTCTTCCTATTTTCGGCAGTTAGACCACCATGGGCAAACTTGGTGGCATGATTTAGGTATGGCATCAAATGTTTGATTTGCTCCACCTCTTCAACTAGGATTAAAGTAGGGTGACCAAGAAGGGAGACTGATTTGTTGGCTATGTCAGCTGCAATCCTGTTAACACGATTGTTGTAATACAAGTGTTGACGGGTTAATTCATTACTGTCACCGGTTGCACTGCTGTCGCTATTGGTCTGTACCATATGAAAGATAGGCCTTGAGAGATAACCTTGATCTACCCCTTGTCTTACCGTCATTGTGTACACAATCTTATTGGTAATGCCTTCCAGTAACATGTCAGCGCCATCTCCTCGTATTTGAGTACCAGAAAAGAAGAACCTATACGGGGCAGAACGTAGCAGACCAAAACATACTATAGCTAAGGTCTTTGCTGGACAGAGATGAGATTCATCCGCTAAAAAGACCTTGGCTTGAGAAAGATATTTGTACGCTTCTGAATCAGCAGCTACTCTAGCTAGAGAAGCTGCTACTGCAATTACAAATAGCTTCTTGTACTCCTTGGTTCCGTCAAAGTAAGCACCAACATTCTTACGACCAAAATGGTATTGAAAGTCTTTGTGCATTTGCTGAGCAATAGAGACTGAAGGAGTCATAACAACTGTGCGTAATCCGTAATGCTTAGCCAAGTTACGAATAATGGCGCTCTTGCCCAGTCCTGTATTGTGCGTTACCAAAAAGCTATCTGTCAAATATAAGTGATCAGAGTCTAGAATAAACCCAAAATACTCTTCATATTCAGATACCTGGGTAACCGAAAACCCAAAGCTAGTACAATCTTTTTTTTGTTTTCTTGGTTGCAGTTTTTTCCTAGGCAAACGTACGGGTAGCTGGGATAAGTTACCAGACAGCGTTACTCTGTGATATTCCCCCTCAGTACCACGTTGCGACTTTTTGGTACATAGTGCCATACTGGCTCGAAAGCCCAAAGAGCGCGCTAGATACACTACGTCCGTAGATAGCTGCTTCGACTTTGAAATAAAATCATAACAGCCCTCAGCGGCACTGCCATCCGTATCGATTAAACCCGCCAAAAACTGCATTCTAGTTTCGATAGAGCCTGTCAGATATATAAATGGAATGTACTTTGTACTACACGTAACACTTCCTAACCCTAAATGTCTAATAATCTCCCAGACAGGGTTCTCCTGTTGGGTTCCCACATTACGAGAAATTCTGTAATGTGGGGCTGTTTTTTTTATACCAGCAATACTGACTTTACAGTTAAATTTGGCGGCAGTATCATAAATCACATCCACAATCTCCTTGTCCATCGTGGTCAAGGCTGGAGCAGCAGAATCGCCATCCCCAAGCCATGCCCCCAAAAAATAAGGGTCTAGTGGAACGGGTTTGGGATCCGGGAACACAATAGGCCCCGGTGAAAAGGTTTTGTATAGATGCTTATACTTTTTACTTTTGTTGAGATAGTGCTCTACGGTAACAAAGTCGATAGGATTAGTCCCCCTGTAATCTGAGCGCTTTTTTTGTTTTTTGGGGGTAGTTGTACCACGATTGGTACGACGAAGAGCTAGAAGATGGTGACCATTTACATACATAGTCTGCCCGTTGACCGTCTTAACACAAAACATTTTATCAAAGCCATTCCTTAATTCTAGGACTGTTCTAGGCTTAGAGTCAGGTCCCATAAGCCTATCACCTACCTCCACTTTCTCAGCACCCTTGATAGAACCATCATACATGAGAATTCCATCACCACGTCTATGACAACCTATCTCAACTGCACCATGATTAACTGCAATCAATTGTTCAGCAGCCTCATCCTGGAAATACCGGTTCTTAAACTTTGGTATGTTATGCCATGGCATAGATTCTGGAGAAGGGTAAACTACCTTGTTTACGATCTGATCCTGAAACTGAGAAGCTAGCAGATGACCTAGCCCAGATGGTATTGTTTGATCTGGATAAAGTAAACACTTCTCCCTAACAGCCCTTAATTGATCAAGTTTTTTTTTCCATTCTGCTTGGCCGTATTTATTGAGAAACCAACTTGAATTACGGTGCTTCTTAATTTCATAGTCAACGCTAGTATCAACGTATGTTAATACGCCTTTAGCCTGCTCAAGGCGCTTACCTTCGTAGCCGCTTAGTTTGATCAGCGTTGGTTCAATAATATTTAGCATGTTACTCCTGCTATGAGTATAGCGGATCTATTCAATATGTTTACGATTTATTTTTCCCTAGACATAACATTAGTCGCTGCTTGCCTTACGGCGCAGCTCTATTGTAAAGTAAACATAAAGTAAACATTAGTCGCTGCTTGCCTTACGGCGCAGCTCTATTGTAAAGTAAACATAAAGTAAACATTAGTCGCTGCTTGCCTTACGGCGCAGCTCTATTGTAAAGTAAACATAAAGTAAACATTAGTCTAGCAGGTCCTAGTATTTCGCGCGTGATACCTACTAGGTATCTGAAGGGCCATCCTGGAGTTGCGCTATACTTAGTGTGTGACACTACTGCCTAACGAAAAGACGCTGTTGTCCTTGGTGGAGCACGGGTTGGGTAGAGCTACCAACCATACCCTGGCAGCCCAAGTCGGGGTTAGTCCCCGACAGCTGAAGAGATACCTTGCTCGTCTTCGAGACTTGAAATTGGTAACTATTACCACTCATAAATATCCCTGCTACGGAGCATGGGTGAATCAAAGGAAAATCAATGCAATACAAGAAGGTTCAGTCAGTCTCAAAGGTGGTTGAAGTTAAAGGCAAAACCCTTTCGGTCAAGGTACTGGATACCATGGCTAAGATCAGCTCTATCGTAGGTGCAACCCTCGGGCCCGGTGGCTCACAGGTCTTGCTCGAACGCCAGGAGAACGGAATGGCCCCTGCTTTGACCAAGGATGGGGTCACCGTATTCAGGTCGCTGGGCTTCAAAGATCCCATTGCCCATAATATCATGGAGGCAGCTCGTGACGCCTCTGTACGCACGGCTAATGAGGCAGGAGACGGCACCACAACGGCTACCGTACTTTCTGAAGCGATTGTCCGCCTAATGGACGGGTATGTACGCAAAAACCCGAAGGTGAGCCCCCAGAAAATTGTACGTCGCCTTCTGGCAACGTTCACTTCTGTCATTGAGCCAGCCGTACATTCGTCTTCTTATCATGCCGACCTTACCACCGACGAGGGCCGTGCGCTTCTTATGTCCGTAGCTAAAGTGTCAGGTAATGGTGACGCTGAGCTAGCCGATGCAGTGCTGAAGTGTTTCGACCTAGTCGGGGATGACGGCAATGTAGCTATTAGCGAAGTGTCCGGCAGTACAGGGTATGAAGTTGAAAAGATCAAGGGGTACCCAATTGGGATTGGGTACGAGGATTCATGTGGAAAGTTTTACCCACAATTTCTAAACAGCAATTCACAAAAGACTATACTTGATAATCCACAATTTGTTATCTACCACGGCAGGATCACGGACATTGGGACACTGATCGCGGCAATGGAAAAGGTGGGGCAGGCCTGGAATGAGAGCATGCTACCCCAGTACGAAGGGCCTATTGTGCGGCATAATGTAGTTCTTGTTGCAACAGGCTTTAGCGAATCGGTCCTTGCTCAGCTGTCGGTTAACTTCTCGTCTGCTAATACTATTAACGTCTTCCCGCTTCTCGCACCTCAGTCACCCCTCCCCCAGGGACAGCTTGATTTTCTACTAGATATTGCAGCTGTTACCAATGGATGTGTTTGGGATCCTATAAGCGATCCCCTAGAGCGTGCAGACATTAGCGACTTTGGTACAGCGGACCAGTTTGAGTGTGGTCGATACCGTTCAACCATTTTTGGTTACGCTAACGAAGGAGTTTTGTTTAAGCGAGTAGACGAACTGAAGGCACAGAACACTCAGTTTGATGGAGCCATCTTAGAGCAGAGCATTTTGGGTGAGCGCATTGCAAAGCTGGCGGGAGGTATTGCCAAGCTTAAGGTGCGTGGCTCTTCCAATGGAGAGCTACGTGAAAAGCGTGATAGAGCTGAAGACGCGGTGTGTGCAGTACGTGGTACCATTAAGCATGGGTGTCTGCCGGGCGGCGGTTGGATGCTTGTTAATCTAGCTCGTCTAATCGACCAACAGAATGACGTGATGCTATCTGAAGTGCTTGGCGCAGCCTTACAGGTGCCCGTCAAGGTTTTGCTGCACAATGCAGGTTACAACGCCGATGAGATAGATGAAATTATTGGTACTATTTACGTGTCCCAAAAAACTGACGTATACGATGCACTTGAAGGCAAGTTTGTACCATCTTTTAATGTATTAGACAGCACTCCAGCAGTATTGGAAGCCATTCGTAACTCCATCTCAATTGCTTCTCTACTGGGCACTTTGGGTGGTTGTGTAGTTTTTGAAAGAGACGCAGAATTTGAGCGACGTGAAGCAACCGAAACTAACCAGTTCTTACGCGACGCAGGCGCAGAAGACCCTGCAAATGAAAGAGCCTAACCATGATTAAGATGACAGTTGTTTCCAAGACCAGTGAGCAGCAGGCAACAAGTAATTCTATCAAAAACACGATAGAATTCAAAGTCGAAACCCAAATTAGTAACCCAGGGAATATCACTAATATCCACAGCTTTGAGGTGGATGTTTCTACATTTAACGCTTACAAGGTTGGGGTAAGTTATGAACTTGTGTTGGCCTTGACAGGTATTCCACAACCCTTGACAGGTGTGGGTGTTGTTCTCCCACATCGGTGGTGTAACTGCGGCCAAACTCCCCTCTCCGCTTTCTCTTGTCCTCAGCACGGTTGGCTAGGAGGTCAGCTAAATTACCCTATACAGTCCCCAGTAGTCCCCACACCAACATACACAGACGTTCCAAATGGCTATTTTTCATTTTAAGTGTTCTTGGTGTGGTGTACGTTCACGTCTTCTCTTGGAGGGGTACAAAAATAATGACGCTTTTTTTTGCCTGAACCCCACCTGTTTTAGCCCGCACGTAAGGCCGGGTGAGATGGGGCAGTTATTGATACGTACACCCGAGCCCCCCTCTGCTTCAGTCAAGGAACGGCTTGACAACGGATTGCAGGCTAGGGTAGTAGAGAGGATCGCAGACGCAGAGCGGATTTTTCGGGAACGTTCCAAAACAAGTGAAGAATTGAAGGAAAAGTATTAGTTTTGGGCTTTCCCGCTATACTCATCACATGGGCACGATCTTTTTACAGAAAATGGTGGTACGTGGCTTTCGCAGCTTAGCTGAGGAGGCCACGGTCGTTTTTGATAAGTCAGGTATGGTTCTAGTACGTGGTTTCAATCGAGACACACAGGGCTCCTCGGGCTCGGGCAAGAGCAATGTGCTGCTCGCCCTTGCCTACGCTTTTGACTACTGCCCTCTTACCTCCAAGGAAATTCAGAATTGGGATTTACCTTCTCCACCTAATGTGGAGGTGTGGTTTACAGTAGATGACATACCCGTCTACCTTCAGCGTGGCCCCAAGCCTCTTCTGATTGAGGCTGAAAAAGAAACAACTGGCGCACGTGCTGTTAATGCACGCCTCCAAGAAGTGCTCGGTCTAAGTACCGACCTGCTCTCTGCCCTTACCTTTCGTCAGCAGAAAGCACGTGGCCTATTCCTATCCAAGAAAGACATTGAAAAGAAAGAATTTCTTACTACTCTTTTGAGACTTGGTGAATTTGAGTCTGAGTATGACAAAGCTACCAAGGCTACCTCGGCCATCTCTACTAAGCTGGAAGTTCTGACAAGCAGAGAGCAATTGCTTGAGGAACAGTACACCGTAGCCAAGGGACGTGTAACACCGCTTGTATTGCTAGACGAAGTCCCACTACTTAAAGAGCTGAGTGCGGCTGAGGTAGTATGTTCCGCTACCTTGTCGGCTAAGCTAACAGCTCAACAAGACCTTGACCTATTCAACAAAAAGTCCTTGGGGTGGGTAGCCAACAAAGAGCTTACCTCCTCCATTGCTGCTTTTAAGGCTGAATACGAGAGCCGTAAGTCTCAAGCGCCAAGGTATATCCGCAACGAAACCGAAGTCAAAGAGTTGAGCGCTCTTTACAGTGAAGTTTGTGCTAGGCTCCACGCCTCTGACAAGAACATAGGGACATTACACCAAAGCCATCGCGACCTGTCTAATATAGTTCGTTCCAAAGAACGGTTACAGGGAGAACTTAGTAAGGTTAAGTCACAAATAGCAGCTCTCAACGCCGCTATTTGTCCAGAGTGTGAACGCGCCTGGGACTCCCCCCAGCGACTTGCCGTGAAAATCAAAGAAGCAGAGGCGCTTGAGTTTCGACTTACTCAAGTCAAGGAAGCCGAATTGGGCTTGGTAGAGCTTGAGAAGCTCCAGGCAGAGGAAAGTGGTACAGCGGCCCTTCTAGCCAACGTAAGTGGGGAGATTAAGGGGCGACTTGAAGAAGCAGACCGCCGTTTGGATCTTGAACAATCAGAGCACGAGATAGCAGCTATCAATGCTCTTCATGGCTTGACGCAGAGCGTTGCGCAAGCTGAAGCCATTCTACGCGAAGAAAGAGCCACTTGGGAGGCTTCCATCACCAAGAACAAGGAAATCTACGGGAAAAAGCTAGTCGATGCTGTAGAGGCCTCCTCTGACTCCAAAACGGCCCTCCTTGATGTAGAACGCTGCCTCGAACGGCGACGATCCCAAAACAGCGCTATAAAATCAGAGGCAGACAGAAACTTACGTGCAGCGGAGGAAGCCGAGGCGAGGTGGAGGGTAGCATCTACTGAATATAAGGTAGCTCATGTCGAGTATGCCAAGGAAGTGGATTGGGCCAAAGCGATCAAGGGATTTCTGGGTAGTGTATTCGATGAATCCCTAGCTGCTATTGCTGATGAATCAAATAAACTACTTGCCTTATTACCTAACACGGCTCACGTCACCTTATCTTTCAAAAGTGAAGGCATAACGCTCAAGGGGAAGATAGAACATGAGATTAAGTTGGTCGTTTCAGTCAATGGACACGAGACGACCCTAGCTGGGTGCTCTGGTGGCCAGACAACCTCGATTGAGCTAGCCGTAGACCTAGCCGTAGCGATGGTGGTGCAGGAGCGTACCGGCACCGCACCTGGATGGATCATATTAGACGAGACGTTCGAGGGCTTGGATGAGATCACTAAAGAGTCGTGCATGGAGCTGTTGAAACAATACGCTACCAAAAGGCTTGTGCTGGTAGTTGACCATTCCTCAGAATTCAAAGAGCTGTTTACTAGTTTTATAGATGTGGAATTTACTCGTGGCAAGTCAACTATTCTTTAGGTACGGTGCGCTATAATGAAAGTAAAGGATCAAAAAAAGCTAGTTGAGGTCTGGGAAGAGCTAGATAAAACAGACGAGGTTTTCCTAGTCAAGACAGACGAGGGTTGTTTCTATGTGGAAAGCCCCGACGATCAGGGCTTGACAGTCCACGAAGTGCAAGAAACCCTTATGAGGGTTTTTCTAAACAAGGAAGAGGCATCTTTTTATAAGGACGTGATAGGTGGCTACATTGGTCTAAAAGCCTCTCACCTTGTAGCGATGGGTATGAGCTTACCTCAGCTCTTTAAGGCATATCCAAATATCAGTGAGAATACCAAAAAAGAGTATAGCTGTCCATTGAGGGTCGAGATTTGTTCATGTGAGAAAGAAGAGTTTCCAGAAATACTAGACACTTTAATCACTAATACGGTGGTACACAACTAATGAAGAAACTATATCGGTACTACGAAGACTTTGGGCGTAATAAGACTCTAACTGGCCCATTTGTTGCTGAAGTAAACAATCAATCAGGAGAAAAATAACATGGGACGACCTAAGGGTAGTGGGAAAGATCCGTTTGACGCATTGGATGAGGCTTGGAAGAATAGCGTTGCAGGTATGTCACCGGAAGACATTGACAAGTCGATTGCAGGTATTGCCAAGGCTCAAGCAGAGAACAAGAAGAACCAAACGAACGATCTACAGGTGCGCGAAGCTTCGTTTGAGTACAATAACGCTACGGCTGGCTATAAGCAGAAGTCACGTAAGAATGACTTAGCTCAGCGTATTGGGATTGCCAAGAGCAACGATACTGAGATCACCAAAGCCGTGAAGGCTGAGGCTGTGAACCAGAATGAGAAATCAGAGGATGAAGTCGCCGCCACACTCAAGCTGACTCTGGGCGAAGCCAAGGCGCAGTATTCGGAAGCCACCAAGGCCAACAAGCTAAAGATCAAGTGGTGTATGCGTGTTCTTGGTGACAAGGGTAAGGTATAGATAAATGTACACGTCTACATATCCACCCAAGACAGACGCAACAGAGGCCGAGCTGTTTAAGGTTATTGACTTTTTGAACGAAAAGCACAATGTCAAGCAACACCTGTTTGAGGGTGGGATTGGGAGGCGCTTGCGCTGCATGGCTACTTCTTATACCTGCTCTGCCCCTGATTGTTCTAGACGAGCGTCTAGCTGGTCTATTGACAAGAAGAAGCAGGCACCCAAATGCGTAGCGCACGGGGTCGGTAGCCTGTTTATGGAAGATCGACTGGAAGACTATGTCTGTGAACTTCGATCTAGTCGTTATTGAGTCACCATTCGCTGGTGACATTGCAAAGAACCTCAAGTATCTGCGTGCGGCTATGGCAGATTGCTTGAGTCGTGGGGAGGCACCCTTTGCAAGTCACGCACTTTACACGCAGCCCGGTGTTCTTGACGATACTAAGGAGTCAGAACGGAAGAAAGGGATGGAAGCTGGTTTTGAGTGGGCCTTCATGGCTGACAAGTCGGTGGTCTATACTGACTTGGGGATCTCGAAAGGTATGGAGGCTGGCATTCAACACGCTATTGCACATAATCGAGATATTGAATACCGAAGTCTTCCTGGCTGGGATACTAGCCAGCTAAAGTAAGGTAATGGCAAAAGCTCTGAGGCCTTGGCTGGCTCAGAGCTTTTGCGCTATAGTACAGGTACACCTATGAGGATTCTATCACTTGACATTAGCACCAAGACGGGGTTCGCAGTACTCGAAGGTGAGCGCGACACCGTCCCCAGTCTCCTCGAATATGGGACTATTGTAAACCACCAAAGCGTATTCAAGTACGGTGGCTACCCTTTCAGTTACCTCTTTGCCGTGGAAGATGTTATAGCTAGAGTGATGGCTGTGGTGGTGCGCGTTAAGCCAGATGTAATAGTGGTGGAAGAGACGAACGCGGGCAAGCTCTCTTCCAGGTATTCCCAAAAAGTTTTAGAATACCTACATTGTACTTTTCTGCGTCGTTTTCAAGAAACCTTCGTTGAAAATCACCATAATATCGGTTGGAAGCCAGAAGTCTACTATATCTCCAGCTCAATGTGGCGCTCTGCCCTACACCTACAAATGACTAAGGAAGATAAAAAAAACAATCAGCTACTTTCAAAGGGCAAGCGCCTTGCGGAAGAAAACGGCACAGTCTTTGATAAAGCTACTATCGGCGTCAAGGGAAAAATTAGCAAGAAGCATCTTTCAGTACGATACGTAAATGCCACCTTCAACAAGTCTTTCAAGATGAAAGACAATGATGTGACTGACGCTATTTCTTTGGGTACCTCGTATCTATGTGGCGCTAAAATCTGTGACGGAGTAATGTAAATGAATACTAGCAATAAGCTTCTAAGTGATATCGTAGCCTTTCGCACTTACGCACGACACCTCCCCTCGCTCGGTCGTCGCGAATCTCTTGAGGAGACTATCAATCGTAATATGAACATGCACCTAGATCGCTTCCCAAAGCTGTCCAAGGATATTGTGCGGGCGTACTCCCATGTACACGAGCATGAGGTTATGCCTTCAATGCGAGGTATGCAGTTCGCTGGACAGGCTGTGGTCAAGAATAATGCCCGCCAGTACAACTGCGCTTATTTGCCGATTGACGACGCACGTGCCTTTGGAGAGGTACTTTTCCTACTTCTTTCGGGTACTGGAGTAGGGTTCTCCGTTCAGGGAGCCCATATCAACAAACTACCTCATATCCAGGAGCCGCGTGAAGAGGGAGCTTTCCTGGTGCAGGACTCTATTATTGGTTGGGCCCAAGCCCTAGACGTTCTATTTGAGGCATACGCCTTTGGTCGAGTGCGCCCACTATTTGACTTCTTTCAGATCAGAGCCAAGGGCTCCTTGCTGGTCACTACTGGTGCACGCGCACCAGGGCCAGAGCCACTGAAGCACATGCTTATCGAGGTCGAGAAGCGCCTACGAAAGGCGATCGGGCGTCACCTAACTGATATTGAAGTACACGACATTATCTGTATCATCTCAGATTGCGTTTTAGCTGGCGGTATTCGACGTGCTGCACTGATTTCCCTTTTTGATCGTGACAGTGATGCGATGCTTCACGCAAAGAGCGGAGAATGGTATACCCAGCACCCTTATCGTGCTCGGGCAAACAACAGCGCGCTTCTGCCACGTAGCAAAGTAACCAAAGAGGAGTTTGAGTATATTTTCAACATTACTCGTAATAGTGGAGCCGGAGAGCCGGGCTTCTCCTGGTCCAACGACCCTGACATGGGATTTAATCCGTGTCACGAAGTGAGTTTACAGGCAAAGCAGTTCTGCAACCTGACCACAGTTAATCAGACTGGTATCGTAAATAAGAGTGACTTCCTAGCCCGCGTACAGTCGGCTGCCTTTATTGCCACTCTTCAGGCAGCCTACACCGATTTTCCGTACCTACGACCTGACTGGAAAGTGGCTACTGAGTCTGAGTCATTGATCGGTGTATCCTTTACCGGTATTGCTGACAGTGGAAAGGCAATAACCGCAGAATGGTTACGTGAGGGTGCACAGCTCGTACTTGACACCAACGCCCGCTACGCTAAACGTGCTGGTGGCATCAATTTGGCTGCCCGTTCTACCGTACTTAAGCCAGAGGGCTCTTCTAGTGCCGTCCTAGGCTCTGCAAGTGGCATCCATGCACGACATGCCCCCTACTACCTACGCAGGATCCGTATCAATGCAGATGACGCAGTAGCAAAGTACCTAAAGACGATTGTGCCGGGTCTAGTTGAAGAGGCCAAAGCCGAAGCCAACACAGTCATCATTACGATCCCACAGGAATCGCCAGTGGGAGCTATCTGCCGTAAGGATGAAAGTGCTATTGACTTGCTCAGTCGCGTAGTAATGTACAATAAAAACTGGATTGCTCCAGGCCACCGCTCTGGTGCCAATATGAACAATGTATCCGCCACTGTCTCCGTCAGGGAAGATGAGTGGGACGCGGTAAGTAACTTTATGTGGACCAATCGTGACCATTATACGGGTATCGCATTACTGCCATATGACGGTGGGAATTATATCCAGGCTCCCTTTCAAGATTGTACCAAGACGGAATTTGAAGATATGTCTAAATTGGTAAGCGAGATTGACTTGCGGCAGGTTATCGAGGTCGATGATAATACCACCAGAAGTGATTTAATTGCTTGTGGATCGCTCGGCGGCTGCGAAGTACGGTAACATCTACGCTATAATAGCTGTGAGGTGACTATGCCGTTTGACTTTAACAAAAACAGCGAAGAATTCGACAGTCAAGTAGACGAAAACGTAGAACCAGAGCTACAAAACGTTCAGGGTGTCATTAACAGTTTAGACTCAAATTTTGAAGAGGAAGAGCTAAATGACGATCTTACGGAAATTGAAAAACGGCTTGAGGTGGCTAGCTATTACAATTGTCTACTCAAGGATTCTGTATTCGGAGCGGACCCCTCTCATGCAGCTCGGGTGGTCACGTATCGTATTAAAAAGTTCGTCAAAGGAGAGCTGAGCGAATTGGTAGGGCTCACACTACCTAAATCGGTAGCTTCAGTCCAGCCTCTTTTTTCGGACGCAGAGATTGCGGCGCTTAAGGCTTTAGCTGCTAAGGTTATTGGTAGGCCATCAGTTATGGATGGCCCCCTAACAAAGGGACCTGTACTGAATACGGTGGTAAAGCCGAATCCGAGCCACACACTGCCAGTGGCAAGACCCAATATCCCAACACTTAAACACGTTGCTACACCGAAAACTTCTGTAGCGGGTCAGGATAGCCTTGGTATCAAACAACAAATGACTGGCGCTCGCCAGCTAGTAAAGAAACAAACAAACACGAATGGCAAGAAGCGTTTTGTTGAAATCCCACATCCAATGGTTTCTGGGGAAACCATTCTAAAAGACGTGTCATCTCAGTCCCAGCCAACGGGAGCCCTAAAGCCGCTCCCTATGCCCCAGGGCACTCAAATGACAATGGTTACTGAGCAGCAAGCTCAGTTGAATATCGCTAATCCAGGTATTGCCAACGCAGATCGTTCAGATGCAAGTCAAGTCAAGAATCAAATTTCCGCAGCAATAAGCCTAAGCCTAAAATAGGAGTATACAATGTCAAATAATATCGCAAGCAAGCTAAGTCTTCGTCAACGCACCAAGGATTCTGCTAGCAAGATCGACCTGCTAGAGCAGGATCTAATGAAGGTCGTTAATGGTATTAACGAGGTTTTTGGTAAGTTTCAGAACCAGCTCGACGGGCTCAAGGAGCTAGCTTCTTCGGTTGTTGAACTACTAGGCGTAGATACCGTTAGCGCTGTAGTCGAAAAGCGGAAGCTAGATCGGGAGACTAAGGAAGCGGACTCAGCCAAGACGCAGGTTGACAAGCTAGTTCTTGAGGGTGGACTTGTGGCGGTTGAGAAGGTCGAGTCAACCTCGTTCATTGTTGGTCGTGAATTTACCAAGGAAGGCACCCTACGGCACCCAGGACGAGTCCAGGTTCAATTCAAGGATCTACGTCTAGAGTTTCAGCCGAAGTTTGAGGGGCAGCCGGTGGGTGTCTCTATCGAGACTGAAGACCTGGGTCGATTTGAGATCCAGGAGATTTATTCAATTGTAGATGTGCCCGTTACCTCAGAAATAACAGAGACGAAGTAATGAGTAAGTCCAAGGCTAAGCAAGAGCAAGGGGCTGAAGAAGACCGACTTTACGAAGAATTCCGAGCCAGGGGCTCTCTTGATCAGCAAAAGCTAAATCACGGCAAGGCCCAGAAGGTGAACTTGGGCCTTGCTCGTGACACCTACAAGATTGACACTATTACCGAGAAAATCGGTAAGGTAATGTCTAGTATCAAGTGGGGCTCACCCAAGGTAGAGAAGCTCAAGCATCACTCTATCGAGCGCCAAATCAATTTAATCATTAGCGATACGCACTTTGGGGCTAACCTAGACGGCAAAGACACCCCTCTCGTTTATGGCCCTCACGAAGAGGCGCGACGTTTTGGTAGAGTCATTGTAGAGACAGGTGATTTTAAGTCACAGTACCGTAACGAAACCTCTCTTAATGTGCACCTGAATGGTGACATCATTCAGGGTATGTTGCATGATGCCCGTGATGGTACTACGATGGCGGATCAGGTAGCGGCTTCGATACAGTATATTACCCAAGGTCTGATTTACCTTGCTGCGCGTTTCCCACGCGGTATCTCAGTATATTGTGTAACAGGCAACCATGGACGACGCAAGGATCGGCACGCAGGTCGAGCTATTAAGGAGAAGTGGGACAGCTATGAGACAATGGTCTACCTTAGCGTTAAGGCTAGTACCGCCCATCTACCTAACGTAAAAGTAATTATCCCTAAGTCGTCTTTTTACGTATACCCCATCTTCAAGAATTTTGGTTTTGCAACACATGGAGATACCGCACTCAACCCAGGGAATCCAGGCAGTGCTATCAATACCAAATCAATTGAAGGTCAGATCAACAAAATCAATTCCGCTTTTGTTGCATCTGGACAAAAGCCGTGTAGTGTATTTACTACTGGTCATGTCCATGTCAGGTCGGAGGCTCGCTTCCCAGGAGCTGTATTTATGACCAATCCGTGCCTAATCCCACCTGACGCTTTCTCTGTATCTATCGGTATCCAGGCAAGCGCTTGCGGCCAGACCATCTGGGAGAGCACTGCCGCTCATGTGGTAGGTGACCTACGCATTATCACCGTAGATTCTACCACCGATGCCGATGCTTCTCTAGAAAAGATCATTTCTCCTTACGAAGGGTTTGACCTTTAATGGATACATTGGATGGGCTGGAACGCAAATTCAAGGACGGCAAGGAAGTACTGAGCAAGGTAAGGTCTGAAATTCGGGGTGCCCAAGCAAATGTAACAAAACAAAAAGAGGCGCTTCTCACGATTGAAGCAACTAAAAAATACGCGATTGAGCAATTAGCCTTCTTACGTAGTACCAAAAAATGCGTCATCTTCCTTGAGTATAAGAACCTCAAGGAGATGGCCATTGTCAACCTTGAACTTTATAAGAATGCCACCAGTGAACTGCTCAAACATGAACGCCTCATTGCAGCGGCTAAGGCGACTGTCGCCTTAGTTGAAGCTAACCTAAGGTCTGTTAAAAAGCAAATTGAGGAGTTTGACAACCTATTTCTTTTGGAAGACTTCCAAGATGACGACAACTGAGACGCTTAAAAAAATCAATAACGACCTTGACTTTATTGCCATCAAGCGTTACAAGTATTCTCTGAAACGCTTGATGGAGCGCTACCCTGAGGGGTGCCCCAATCGAGTTATTGCAGCTGCGTTAATGATCACAGAAGAAGATGTGGCAGCTCAATATACACAAGTAGTGGCAAAGCTCCAGGCACTAATCGGGGTATCAGATGAGTGAGCCATCGGAAGAAGGCGGCAGCTAGCGCAGCTGGGCTTACAATACCTTTTGCGCTATAATAGTTGTTTATAGACTTGATCGTGTTACATTCTGGGCATGTGCGATAGGGCTTCTCCTAACGTGCAGGATTAAGTCGCTAATTTTGTTACTATGGTGTTCATGTGAAAGAATTTCTCAACTTCCCGAGCCCCCACTGTCACGTACAATCACTAGACTCAGGTTCTTCACCTGAAGCATTCGCAGCACGAGAGATAGAGCTAGGCACAGGGGCTATCACGGTCACAGACCACGGCAGCCTTTCTGTTTGTCGCAAGGTTTATGATCTAGCGCTCAAGAAGAAGTTGACCCCTATCCTAGGACTCGAAGCTTACTTCCGAGACGATAAATGTCCCATTCTCACCAAAGAGGGGCTTGTTAAAGACGCCAAGGGTACCTTTACTCCCTACGTCAAGTACATGCACCTTACTATGCATGCGCTCGACCAGGAAGCGTACGAGACACTCGTGCGCCTTACCTCGCATGCTAAGCTGCATCGCACCGAGAAGCATGGCAGCGAGTACAAGCCTCTCTTTGCATGGGAACAGCTTGAAGAGCTTGGCTCCAAAAACATCACTATGACATCTGGGTGTCTTATCGGGATGGTTCAGCGCCATCTGATGAACGACCGGCCCGAGCTAGCTATCCAATACTATGAACGTCTGCGCTCCATAGTCAAGCCCGGCAACTTCTACGTAGAGATGTTTCCGCACCGCTGTGACACTTTTTGGTGCGACAAAGTATTCGTTGGCTTGGAAGACGGCACCAAGATTTCTTACTACGACGGCAAGACCGTACGTACCGATGCAGGTGAAATCAAGCTAGAGGAGCTAGTAAAGAGCTTTGGTAAAGAAAACAACAAGCATACCAAGCTACTCGCTGTTAAGCATAAGCGGGAATGGCAAGAACTGGACGCCAAACAGATTGTTAGCGCTGAAAAGGTTGAAGGCTTCTTGCCGAATGAGTGCAAGCCATGGGCCCCTGACGGAGACTATCAAAAGGGTACCAACCTTTTCATGCTTGAGCTGGCCCACAGCTATAACGACCCCTGCCTTATTAGCGACGACAGTCATTTTGCTAAACCTGAGGAAAAGATCGTTCAGGATATTAAGTTGCGTGCCGGTGGAGGAAGCTGGCGCTTTGCTACCTCTTATCACAGACAGTCTAGTGACGAGGCGTTTGAATACTTCAAGGATATCGGGATCAGTGCCGACAAATTTAATGGCTGGATCAAGAACAATAAGGAATGGGCTGAACGCTTCAAGGACTTTCATTTCAAAGATCGTATCTCCTTGCCCACCAAGTTTTACCCCGAGGATACTCTTGGTCACCTAAAGGCGTTGATCGATAAGCATGGTCGCATGGATTGGACCAGTTCGGCCATGCTTGAACGGCTGGGGTCGGAGATTAACCTTCTGAACCAGAATAAGACATTAGACCTACTTCCCTACTTTTTCTTAGCCGAGGAGGCATGCAGTAAGTATGAGGAGGCCGATCTGTTGTCTGGTCCTGGACGCGGCTCAGCAGCGGGCATGCTATCATCCTATCTTCTTGGTATTACCCATGTTGATCCACTTCGATACAAGCTATCGCAAGACCGGTTTTTGACGCTTGACCGTATTCGGACAGGTAAGCTTCCTGACATTGACTTGGACTTCCCCAACCGCGATATCCTTATCGATCCCGAAAAAGGCTGGCTGAAGACCAGATTCGGGGACCACTACGCCCAGATCAGCGTAGACACCACGTTAAAGCTCCGTAGCTCCATCAAGGACGTTGCGCGGGTGCTACATGACGGAATTGTCCCACCTGCCATCAACAAGCTCGCAGGGGCCCTTCCTAATGCTCCACAGGGCATTGCAGACCGCGACTTCGTATTTGGATATAAAGGCGGGGATGGGACCTGGGAAAAGGGCATTATAGAGTTTGACGCACCTCTTAAAGAATATATTAAACTGTACCCTGACGAGTGGGAGATTGTGCAGCGCTGTCTTGGAGTAACAAGACAGAAGAGCCGTCACGCTTCCGCATATGCCATCTGCAACGAGTCGGTGTCTAACTTCATTCCTACCTTGGACATTTCAGGTGTGGTCTGCACTGACTATACAGCAGCTAGTGTAGAGGCTTCCGGGGGTATTAAAATGGACTTCCTCGGCCTAGACGCCCTTGCTCGGCTATCCACCGCTGTCACCCTTGTCCAAGAACGTAATGGGGGTAAGCGAGTAGACGGTATTATCATAAACGACAAACTGGTTCCGCGTATTAGGCGGGTTCCGTTTCAAGGACAAGACCATGACATCTGGGACTTACCTATAGACCAAGCTGTTTTTCGTGATATCTGTGAAGGCTTGACGGAGACGGTTTTTCAACTTAACAAACCGGCTGCACAAATTGGATTAAAAGAATTCGATTTTGTTAAGTCGGTAGAGACAGACGGCACGGTGCATAAAGGTATAGATTCTATTGAAGCACTGTCTGCTTTTACGGCACTCGATCGCCCCGGCCCTTTAGATGCCTATGTAATGGATAGCTATGGAAAAAAGCACAACATGTTGGTAGAGTTTGCCAATAGGTCGCGCGGGGGCGAACGCATTGGAGCATTCCCAATTCTTGACAAAATGTTTCCAGAGACTCACGGCATTTTTGTCTATCAGGAACAACTTCAGCACGCCTTCCAGGTGATTGGCAAGGCAACGGGTATTGAAGCAAATAATTTCAGGATGCACGTTGGCAAGAAGCAAATGGCTGAAGTGTTCAAGGATCGTATCATCTTTATGAAGGGAGCAGTGGAGTCACTAGGTGAAGCACAAGCGGCTAAGCTGTGGGAATCGATGGAGACCTTTGGGCAATACGGCTTCAACGCCAGCCACGCCGTCTCGTACATGGTCATCACATATGCCTGTGCATTCCTTAAGCGCCATTATCCACTTGAGTGGTGGACTTCCGTCCTACGTAACGAAAAAGATCGTAACAAAATTGACTCTGAACACTGGCGTTTTTGTCGTCACCTAGTCAATATGCCTGACATCAAGCTATCAGGGGACGGTTTTCAGATTGTTGGTGATCGCATCCAGGCACCCCTTAGCCTACTGCATGGAATTGGTGAGAAGGCACATAGCGAAATACTAAAGATTCGTCCCTTTAATGATGTGACCGAGATGTGCCAGAAGATCCGTGGTCTACGTGTTGCAGCTGCAAAGCCAGCGATTGACAAGAAAACGGAACTACCAAAGGTGGACAAAAAAGGCAACCAAGTACTGAGGCTTGGGAATAGTGCCTTGAACAAGGGCATCGTCTCCACCCTAATTGTTTCTGGGGCTGCCTCAAGCCTATTTCCTCAGGGCTCAGGGGTGTACGAACAGCTTATGGAATACGAAACGGAAAAGGCAAAGGTCAATGGAACCAAAGCAAAGCCTATCGATCAAAAATACGCGAACGTTACTCCCTTAACGCGCTTTCAGATGAAGAAGCACATCCTCCCGGCTTGGAGCGAGTCACTTGATTCAATAATTAGTAATATGAAGATTGCTGGGCTAGTCAGGGACCCCATTCTGCGCTATACTACTTCCGGGGGTGAATACCCTATATGCCATTTTGAGCACATTGAGGCGATTGAGGCGATCAAGCTGTTCCCCGATCAGGTCATTCGAGTAGCCGCCCCCTGCTACATTGTAAGCGATGAGCGCAAAAAGTATCAGGGAAACAAAGATATGGCCAAGCTTCAAATCGACGTGGACGGTGGGCGCCTGGAGCTGGTGAAGTGGCCAAACAGGTCAGGAAATTTACCTCACTTGTTCGAGCAACCACTTACGGGCAGTGTATGTATCGTATTACTCAGCAAATTTTCAGCAAATAAGCCCTTTGCTATTGACGACCTTATCTTGATTCAGAAGCCACTTGGCGAAATGGAAGTATCACCCGAACCAGAGGAAATAACATGATAAAAATTAAAGAACAAACACTCGAACAAATTGAGACGCGACTCAGTGCCGCACTCAAATTATCAAATGCCGATCTGTCAGGATGGGATCCACGCACTCGCCCCTCAATTGAAATAGCTAAGCGTCAAGCAGGAGATGATGTAGCAGGTCTTAAGCTACAATACGAAGTTGCCTTTACCCGAGGCGCTGTAGCTATCTTCCTGGCTGGCTCTGAGGCAGATCAGAAGGAGTTTGCTGAGCTTGCTGAGACGGAGGGTGGAACGGTAACTGTAGATGGGAAGGCAATGTACAGGCGCATCTCGGCCAAGGTACTACCCACCATAGGGGGAGACAAGCAATTTGGAACTACACAATCCTTTATTTTCATTATGGAAATGCAGGACATTATGAGGGAGCTGAACATTTCTGATTGGGTAGCTCCAGCCAGTACACAGCCAGCCACTATTAACAATGAAGCGGACATGCTTCAGCTAGCATCTCAGTTGGTTGGCAAGATTGGCGGGGCTGCAACCCTTAAAACGTTTATTGTAAAACAGGCTACCGAGCAGGCGATACAACTGCGCTATACTAAGGGTGTGAATGCGGTTGTTATAACCGGCCTTGGTGAGCCTGAACGTGAAGCGCTAAAAGGCTTAGTATTCACAGGTGATAACATTGTCGTAGAACTGCCAGAAGGTAAGCAAGTAAACACAGACACAGTAATCAAAGCATTTATTCAGTTGAAGAAAACCAAGAAGTAGTTACTAGACCCACTAACCCCAAAAGCAACAAAACGGAGATAAACTATATGGTTACAGAAGCAGAAGTTCTAGCGCAATTTGGTCAGGCCCGTGTCGGTTCCACCAGTGAACGTAACTATTGGTACGTAAAAGAAGACGAGGATAATATCTATCGTATCCTTCCTCCTATGAAGGACCAGCAAGACAGTGGCAAGTTTGCGGTCTTTCATGGAAAGCACTGGGGGTTTAAGGTACTCGATCGCGTCACGGGCAAGGACTCGCATCGTCACTTCCGTTGCCCCCAGCGTAGGGGCAAGGACAAGCAGATCCTTGTAGAGTGTGCCGAGTGCACGGTCATTGCTGATAAGAAGGCTCTCGCAGAGCGCACTACCCTTGCTCTGAAGGCAGAAGGCAAGACGGATACAGAGATCGAGGACTTTCTCTTTCCGCTGAATACTTGGCTAAAGTCTCATAACTTGGATAAGAAGTTTTATCTGAACGTTATGAATGAGAAAGGCGAGTTTGGGGTACTCGCAATTGCATCCACCCAGTTTCAGAACCTGGAAGATGCACTTAAAGAACTGAAGAAGAAGAGCCCTACCGTAGAGGCTATCGGAGCCAAGAACGGTCTTTGGTTCAATTTTCGTCGCAGTGGTAAGGGCCGAGACACGAAGCACCCGGTGGCTATCTTTACTGAAGAGGTTATGGTCGGCGGCGAGGCCCTCCAAAAGAACAAGCAGGCTCCTCTCACTATGGAGCAGCTCACCAAGGCATTAGCCCTACCTGAGTTGTCCAAGGTAGTGCGTGCTCTGACTGTGGAACAGGTCAGAGCCCTAGCTCTTTCTTCGGGAAGCTCCGAGGAAGTTGAGGCAATCTTCAAGTCTATACAAGAGCCTGTCGTTGCAGCCCCGACCCCAGTTGCGGCACCTGTTGCAGCCCCAGTTGCGGCACCTGTTGCAGCCCCTGTTGCTGTGTCTGCGGCACCTGTTGACGACATGGCAGAGCTTCGGCGCAAGCTCGCTGAAGCAGAGGCTCGATTTGCCGACGCAGCCACCGCCGCTCGCGCCGCCCCCGCCGTCGCGCCTCTAGGTGTTCAGCCAGCGCCCACAAAGCTGTCAAACCAGGACTTTATTGCTCGTTACGGTGGCAAGAAGACGGCCTAAAAACGGAGCGGGGCTGCGCCCTAAGCCATAAAGGGCGCAGCCCCCACTTTTATGAATATCGAAAACAGTGAGTTAACATACGAAGTTGCCAATGGTAATACACTTGTCGTAAATTTGCTAGACCTCAACCTTGCATTGTCTAGAATAGGTGAAATACAAGGAGTGACAAAGTTGAAGGCTCCTGAGCTTCTATCTACCTTCAACAAGGCATGGCGAGACGCCGCAGAGTCTATTGCGGTTGCCAGAGTAGCGCGTATCCAGGCACAACGGGCAGCTGACAGAGTAAGAGCAATCCTATTATTGGACAAGATCCCCACAATTCTAAAAGAGAAGGGGCTTACTTCGCCTCGCTCGCCGGGTGGTAGCGAAGACCTACGGCAGGCGGCGCTTGATATAGACGAAGAGTACCAAAAAGCACTTGAGATAGGTGACAAGATAGATTGCGTAGTAGAACTACTACGCGGCAAGCAGAAGTCTGTAGAGATGGCATATTCAAGCGTTAAGAAGATTCTAGGCGATGGTGATGTCGGTTACTCGGATCATAAATACTCAGCTGGTGGAGAATAAAAATAATGGCTAAAAGTAAGTGGATGAAAGAATTAAGTAAGATGGACAATGTACTTACCAGGGCAGGGGATCCTTATGCTAACCCGATTAGGGGGCATAGTCCTTCATTCAACTTTACATTTGGAAACTCTCAGGGGTTGCCACTGGGATATACAGTGGCACTATACGGTCCCGAGAAGTGCGGCAAGAGCGTGGTCGTCAATGACATGATTGGGCAGTTACACCAGTCCGATCCTACCGCTGAAGTCATTAAATTCGACACCGAAATGCGAGACGAGGTGCAGATGACCGAGGCCGATCTACGGGTCTTTGGCGTAGACCCCGATCGCTACCTCACGTATCAGGTTAACTCACCAGACCTAGTTTTCGATGTTATCGCCAAGGAAGTGGCGGCTAAATGCCAAGAGGGTATGCCGCTGAAGCTACTCGTTATTGACTCAATTAACAATATCCAGGGTCGGCGTGGCATGGTTCAGACTACTATTATGACGCAACAGATTGGCGACCTAGCCCTGACCCTTCAGGAGGGCTTTAAGTCGCTACTTCAAGTGCAGAGAAAGTATAAGTTTTCTGTAGCGCTGATAGCGCAGGCCCGAGACGAGATGGATCCTGATCAGAAAATGAAGGGGAAGAAGTTTAAGATGGCAGCCTCGCGCGCCGTACGTCACTATGCCGAGTACTTTATGTGCGTAGAGAGGTTTGACAATAAAGGCGACAAAGAAGGTAGCAAGCTCAATGGCAGAGCGGACCTCTTAGGGCAGTCCCTACAGGATGACACCAAGGGGGACATGTTTGATAACGCAGAAAAGATCGGACACAAGATCAAGGTCACCATGATAGACAGCAGCCTCGGCCCTAAGGGGCGCGTAGGTTTGTTTACGTTAGGGTACAAGAATGGCAAGCTGAGCGGGTTTATCAATACACACGAAGAGGTTTTCCTTCTGGGTGTTGGTCGAAATGTTATTACTAAGCCCAACCAGCTGTCGTACGCCTACAAAGATCGGAAATGGGTAGGCAAAGACAAGCTGATCAAAGACCTTGCTTCTGACAAGGCGCTATACGAAGCTGTTCTAGAAGACATTCGTATCTCCGATCTAAACTGTGATTACTCAAAAGAGTCCACCGCTGTCCCGGACAATTTTGAGGAAATGACAAGAGAAGAGATCGAAGCTGAGGCTAATAGGTAGAAAAGAGGGGCGGCGCCAAGCCGCCCCTTCCATTTAGGCTATACTTAAACCATGAGAAATGACTCAGTCGATACCGATGCCCTGCGTGGGTATCTGGTAGAGCATGACATCCGCTTCAAAGAAGGTGGACAATCCTTTATCATGGATTGTCCGAAATGCGGAAAGTACAACAAGCTCTACATCCGCAAGACCGATGGAAGGTTCGTGTGTTGGGTGTGCGCCGAAACGGATAACTTCAAGGGCAAGCCCGAGTACGCCCTAGTCGAGATGACCGGTGACTCGGTTGAGGTTGTCCGAAATATACTGTATGGGGATGCTATACCTCAGGCCTCTATTCACCTAGAAATTAACCTCAGGGACTTCTGGGCTGAGGGGGAAGACGAGATTGTAGTTGTTGCTCCCCTGGTTCCCACCCGTTGGCCCTATGACTACTACCCGATTGAGCATCCCTGGAGCAAGGACGGTCTAGCCTATCTGGCAACGCGCGGCATCGATCTTGAGCTGGCGGTGAGGTACGGGCTTAGGTTTTGCCCATCTCGACGCAGGGTAGCCTTCCCCGTGGCTCAAAACGGCATCCTCTACGGCTGGCAGGACAGACTTGTGGTTCCGCACGAATGGACTAACTCAGAGACGCTCAAAAAAATCAAAATACCCAAGGCTGTAACTAGTACAGGCTTAAAGAAAGAAAAGGTCATAATGTTTGCCGACCGCTTGACAGGCTCGGACCATTGTGTACTGGCCGAAGGTCCAATAAGTGCAATGAAGGCCGATCTGTGCGGTGGTAACGTTGCTACGATGGGTAAAGCCGTCTCTTTGGCGCAGGTCCAGTTGATACGCAATAGCGGAGTGAAGAAACTCTACCTTGCTTTGGACCCAGATGCTGCCAAAGAGACGGCTTTGTTAGTACGCGAACTGGCTTCGGAAATGGAAGTCTACGACATGATCCCCAAGAAAGGCGACCTTGGAAATATGAGCCTTGAGGAGGTGCACCGACTATTCCTCCTCGCCCCTCGTGTCAACGCCGCCCATGTTTTCGTTCACCTTTGCTAGTATAGTTTGTGCTAGAACACATTCGACCACTAGACAGCCCTTGCGATGTGCCTTAATTTGACGCACCGCCTCTTTTCGCGATTCAAAGCAAAACGAAGGGTTTTGAGCTGCCTCGATGAGAACTTCCATACGTCGGTTGTGCGGCAAAGCTAATAGGTTCTGTGCCAACAGATCCGATGCCGACTGCCGTCGCTTGGCAAATGAAGTTTTGTCAAGCTTATTGTTACGAATGACGTATTCAGGATCTTCCTCTTCCGCGATACGGGGGTCGCTGACATACGTTGCCCGTAGCGAATCGTACATAAAGCAAGGAGCTTGCCTATCGGAAGACTTAGCAGCGGGTGGTTGGTAAATGGTCAGAGCTGTTGCCAATGCGTCCTTTTCCTTGACCGGAGACCACGCCAGCTCGGATACTGCGTTATACGTGCTAAAGCGCTTGATCTCATTTACGCCTGCTACTCCAGTGTATAGCCCCGAGGTAACTACATCCAGGGCAGGGAACCAACAAGACGCCTTTTTCCACAAAAGGGGGAAGAATTCGTTAAAGCGCTGTTTTAGGTAGGCGGTCAGTAGCTTTTGATTGTCATGGTCCCGTGCATCCTCGATCGTGAATTTGTGAATGTAGTTGGTGGTCCATACCAGCGCAAAAGTCTTCAGATCGCCATCGCTATATCCACATCTCTGCAACAAAGCTCTGTTCCCCGCCCTGTTGCCATAGTAACGCACTACGTTAGAGATGATAGTTTCGTATTGCTTGAATTTTTCCTTGCTGGGGTTGGGGGCGTGCCGAAAATCACAATGACGCATTGCGACAAGCTCAAACTCGTTGTTGATGTTCAGCTTTTGATCAGGGTCGGGCCCCCGGTCGCTGGGCAAAGGGCGTCCATAGCCAGCAACCTCAGTGATCCTGTAAAATGCCTCCAGCGCATCCAGCTTTTTCGATGAGGCGAGTTGGCGAGCAGCAACGATAACGCAGCGCTCTACTGGGGTGGGGATCGAGTCATCGGCCTGGACAGCAACGTACAAAATCTCCCCGTCTTTCGACGTAACCTCGATGTCATAGCCCTTCTTTGTGCTCTTGGTGTGGGGGATCTTGGTCGCGGTGAGCCAGCTATTTGTGACACAGACGGCACGGGCGTTTTCGTTCACTTGGTCTTTCCTCGCTATACTGTGAGAGGCGCTGCGCTGTTGAGGGTGTACGTTTCGTTCTGGCGAGGAAAGTTGTACCGCACGTCAAGATCAGTGTCAACCCTCAAATCGGTATTTTTTATTGTGTAGCTACCTACAGAAGCAAAAAAATAAGTAAATACTACAGTTTGCTAGGAGACACCCCGTGAGTGATGCGAACAACTCGCTGCCGTTCAGCGAGCCCAAACAGGATGCGATGCTCGGACACCTCCTGGTCAACGATCGGTTTTTTTTGCAAGCCCGCATGAGGGTAGAGCCTTCGTGGTTTGTCAATGTCTACAATTCTAAAATATGGAGGGCCAAGACAGACTTTCATGTTAGTTACGGGCGTGTACCCACCATGGCCGAGCTGAAGGAACAGCCCGCCTTCCTATCCGAAGAACAGATCGTCAAAGAAAAACTCTACCTTAAGTTAGGTTCTTGTATTGCTGCTAGCGCAGAGTTTGGGCTTGACACCATAACCCCTGAGTTAACCGACTGGCTGCATGCTCGTATCTACCACCGTATGGTAGATGAAAGCTCTGGGCTCTTTAATAAACAAAAATTTCAAGCCGCCTACTCGGTGATGAAGGAGAAAATCAAAGAGATAGACCAGACCTCTTTTGCTAATGATAACGAGGCCTCCTTCGAGAACATAGAGGAAGACCTTAAACAAGAGGTCTTGGATAGGAAGACCGCCCTCACCTTTGGGCTCACAGGCATGGACCGACTACTGGTCCCTCCCCTGTACGACGACTACGGCAAAGAAGTTGCTACGGGTGGACTGTTAAGGGGTGACACCACCATGATCTTAGCTCCGACGAATCTAGGTAAGACGACCTGTCTTTTTACAATCGCTGCGCACAACATCTTACCACCTCAAAACAAGTCAGTGCTCATTGTGGCTCACGAAGACTCTGAGGGCGAGTTGAAGCAGAAACTGTTGTGTTCTGTACTTAATTGGTCACGCGCCCAACTGTACGAAGGATTCAAGACGGTCCATGGCCGAGAAGCCATTAGTTTTGCTACTGATTGCATTAAGCGTAACGTAGTCTATGTACACATGGCCAAGGCAGGTCTAACGGTAGAAGACGTTGAACAGGTGATTCGTCGCAAGCAAGACGCCCGTGCCTCAAAGTCAGAAACAGGGTTTAAGGGCTTTGATATGTTAATTGACGACTACCCACACAAGCTGACTAGCGTGATAGCTAGGGGTGGACATTGGGAGCAGAGAAACGTTGACGAGTATGTATACAATTATTTTGTTATGCTTGCGGTCGAATACAACTGGCACAGCCTATTGCCTATTCAAACGAACCGTGAAGGAGCTAAGATCAATGCCCGCGTTAAGGGGTATGAGCGCCGCTTGATTATTCCTCAGGACGTTTCTGAGTCATGGGGTACAATGTGCATTGCGGACAATGTGATCTCCCTAAACCGCGATGAAATGGCCGAGGCAGGCGAGTACCTCACCTATTATGTTGGCAAAAGTCGATCCAATCGTAAGGGTTGGGCTGTACTTGCAAAGTCAGACTTTGCGCATGGACGTACCCATGATGATGCCCTGGGATGCACTTGGTACCCAGGCTCTTCAACTATGACTAGCAGGGTAGACAGCCTATTGCAACAATATGGGCGTCCTGGGTTAGGGATGTCCATTCCCTCCACCGAGCTGATACATGACTAGTTTGCGCTATAATAAGGGTGGGAGAATGACAAATGACGCAAGCGGAAAGGCAAGAGCTTTTAGCCAATAGAATCGCACACACAATGTCTTTGGGTGTAGATGTTCCTGGTAGACGTATCTTTTTGTTCGGTGAGATTAATTCCGAAATGTCCTACAGGATAGTAAGCGCTTTCCAAGTACTGGATTCTACCAAAGGACCAATCAACATTTCCCTTAATAGTCCAGGAGGTAGCGAGACGGACGGATACGCTATTTACGATGTCATCAATATGTCTAAGAATAGGGTTACTATCGAGGCTTATGGAGCTGTGCAGTCAATGGCGGCTGCAATCCTTCAGGCAGCCGACTATCGTCTTATTGCACCTGAATGTCGCTTTATGATTCACAACGGGTCGGTAGGCCTACACGGAGATATTGACGTAAATACAGTAGCGTCTTTGAACAAAGAGATTCAAAGCCATACTGCCAGATACCACAAGATTCTAGCTGAAAGGTCTGGGCAAAGCCAGAAGGAAGTAGAAAGGCTCTGTAAGCAAGAGACATTCTTTAATGCAGCTGAAACTGTTATTAATGGATTTGCTGATGAGGTTATACTACCATGAGCTTAAACAGCGTTGCCTGCTCCTGTAAAGCACACGAAACGATTGGATCAAATGGACAAGATTAAGCAATACTGGAAATACGCCGTAGCCGCCTTGATTGCGCTTATTCTAGCTGCGTCGGGCGGCTACGTGGCGGGTTGGAAGAGCCATCCTTCAAAGGTGGAGCAGACTATTACCCGGATAGACGATAAGAAGATTAATACTAAGCTATTTGACAAGACAGACACGACGAAGACTCAACAGACAGACAAGAAGATTGAAAAGGATGTTGTAAAGACCAAGATTACTGTGCAGAAGAAGGACGGTACAGTCATCATTACCGAGACTGAGCACGAGCATTCTGGTTCTCAATCAGAGACCAAGAAGAAGGTAGACGAAAAGAAAGATATTGTAGTAGAGAAGCAGGTAGTAGAACACACGACCGTCGAGACGCAGACCATTACTGAGTATTTCAACCCCACCTGGAATGTATCAATTCTTGCCCTAGCTACACCAATAGAGTCGTTCAACCCAAGCTCCCTTAAGTATGGCGTAATGGTACAACATAAACTACCATTACTCCCTGTCTACGGTGGAGTAATGGTACTAACCAACCCAACCAGCCTCAGCGGAACCCAAGTAGGTATCTCGCTAGGCTTTTCGTTTTAGGAGAGATAATACCGTGATTGACGTAACGAAAACAGAGCTGCGCGAAGCTATCCGTAGTGTACTTGCTTCACGTTTCATTGAAAACGACGAAGAGTATCTTGAAGATACCATTGACGAGATCGTGGCTGAGGTAGAGGGACTAGAAGGTCCTTACGATGAGACGGAAGAATAAGCCTCGGCTAGGAGATACCACGACTCTTAAGGCCGAGGCCATGTGTTGGCTACGTTATGGTAAGAAGATGCCTATTGTCTGTACCGAGGCAGGCGCTGATGAATGGCCTGCCGACGTACTGGCGATGAACAAGTCTACCTGTATTGAGGTAGAGGTTAAGATTTCCCGTTCAGATATTTTCAATGATTTTACAAAAAAAGAAGCCAAACATTATGCATACAAAAACGCCACAGACCGAGCTTCCTCAACCTCCTGGGTGCCGAACTTTTTCTACTTCCTCGTCCCCGAGGAGTTGGCAAAGGAAGCCGTTGAGATCATCTCCCAAAAACAGCCCAAAGCCGGAATCATTGCCTTTTCGTATGACTTTGGTTTCCGAAACGGTCAACGAATTCGGCTCGTCAAGCCAGCTACCGAGCTTCACAATCTGAAGCCTTCTGCTAAATTGCGCGCAAAGGCTCTGTTGCGCATGGGTAGCGAGCTTTGCTGTAACAAGCTAGCTTTTGCCAAATTAGGAGAGAGTGAAGCAGTAATGAAAGCACAGACAGTTCCTGTGGGTATTCTAGACGTAATAGATCCCCAAAAAGAGCTGGAGGTACGTGCTTCGATATTGGCTAAGGCGCTTCACGGGATTACGTGGTCAAACACTACCCCAGGCGAAAAGCTACAGCTCATATCGATGGTCAAAGCGTTATCAGAAGCCAGATTTGAAGAAGTGATTTATGAAAGAGACGGTTAAAAGAGCTCCATGAAGAAAACTATCTCCAATGTCAAAATCGATAATGATAAAGTTCGTTCTCGTGTCAGAATCGAAGACGACGAATGCCTTGCTACTTCCCCCTTGTTTAGAATGGGGGCTTATCGGCTGTTACAAACAATAGTCGATAAGCCCGAGTTAACATTTTGTCTATTGTCACCATTTGAACGACTAAGTGTTTACCACAATGGTAAATCATGGGTCGTTGACGCCGAAGCTATTCTAGAAGTACCTCCAGGGGGTATTTATGCCGAAGCAGCGTCAGACTCAACATAAGGCTCAAAGAGAAGAACAACGGGCCAAGGAGATGGTTGACCTGAAGAGGGACAACCAAAAGCTCCAGCGACAGGTAGCAAGGCTGAGGAAAGAGCTTGCTCGCCATGCTACCGAGCTACCAGAAGAAGTTGAGGTGGCCGGAGCATCACCTGTACCTGTACCTGACACCAAAGATGCCTGTCCTGGCTGTAACTCACCACTAAAACGACTCAAACTTGGGCCAAGCACCTGGGAAGTCTGTTCTTCCTGCAAATTCACAAGGAAAACCTAATGGAATGTACAATCACTTTTTGCGATCTATGTAACATTGACCAGGATGTAGAGAATTTTCAGCCTCTCCCAGGCCAGAAAGATGTGGAAGAACCAATTGGGCACATTCGTGGTGTTGTCCGTGGTACCTTTGCCCAGGCAGCGTATCAATACGGATGGGAAGAAACAGATACTGGCCATATTTGCCAGTGCTGCCTTGAAGATGAAGCTGTTCGCCTGAGCATGGAAGAGACTACAGAAACTATTTCTGGTTTTGTAGTATTACCTCAATATGAAACTTCCGCTATAGATGTTGTGCAGCCATCCCCCGAGCCCAAGCGGCGAGGCCGTCCCAAGAAGGTGAAAAATGTCTCAGTTTAAGGTAGAGGTAGTTAAAGTAGGTGAGCTTGAGAGGCATCCCCAAGCAGATACACTGTCCATTACTACAGCCCAGGGGTGTCCGCTCATTGTTAAGAGCGATTCCTTCTGGGCTGGGGATAATGCGGTGTATATCCCCATTGACGCAATGGTGCCTGTCGCACGTCCCGAATTCTCTTTCCTTGCCAACAAGGACAAGCCACGTACCCATGAGCGGATCAAGGCCAAGAAGCTACGCGGCATTTTCTCAATGGGCATACTGGTACCCGTCCCCAAGAAGCCTGCTCGCTTCTACGACAATTTCTTGGGCATTCACCGTGAGTACACAATCGGAGAAGACCTAGCTGGCGTACTTGGCGTAACCAAGTTCGAGGAAGAAGAAGAGGTACAGGAAACTGGCAGTCACTTTTCACGTCTATACCGTAAGTGGAAGTGGAAGCTCTTTGGTAAAAAGAGCGGGCCACGTGGAGCGGGTAATTCACATGGAATTGCAGCGGGTCCATTCCCCTACTACGACCTTGAGTCTGCACGTCATTATGGCTACCTTTTTGATGAAAACGAAGAGGTAGTGTTGACTGAGAAGGTGCACGGTCAGAATGGACGTTGGGGCTGGGTTGATGGCAACAAGTGGCTTGTTGCCAGTCATGGCTCCTACAAGGATCCAGAGGGAGACTCCAACTGGGCGCACGCTGCTCAACTCTACAACCTCAAAGAAAAGCTTTCTCACTACCCGAATGTCGTTCTATATGGAGAAGTTTTTGGTGTCACTAAGAAGGGTGCTAACATTCAACACCTCACTTACGGAGCCAAGACTACCCAGCTCCGTATTTTTGACGTATACAACCTGATCACCCAGGAGTGGCTTTCTTATGACGAGATGGTGGCCTTTGTAGGGGCCATTGGACTCGATACTGTACCTGTCCTTTACCGTGGACCCTGGAAGGGGCTACCTGCTCACGAGGCTCTCGCAGAAGGCGAGAGCGCCATTGCCAAGCACATTCGCGAAGGATGGGTGGCTCGCCCTGCCTCAGAACGTAACGCGGATCACTTTGGGCGACTGGTACTCAAATTTGTAGGGCAGGGTTATCTGCTTGGTAATAAACGCACAGAGAAACATTAGAAGAACCATGACCATCAAAGAGCTTAAGGATATGCTAAGTAAATACGATGAAAACACCGAGATTGGGATTTTTCACTCAGGAACCCATTTCGATTTTGTACAAAAAATTGCAGGAGTTCGTGAGTTTCAAACTACTCAAGCGGGCTGGGTACTTTATCCAGCTAGCGGATCAGCTTCTGACAAAATTTGTTTGGGGGTCTATTTTGGCTATACGGATTGTTGAAAAGCTTGCCTATACTTTTGATGACGTACTCCTCGTACCCGGTAAGTCCTTGCCAAGTAGATCAATGGCGAACACGAGCACCGAGATTGCAGGTATAAAATTAGCTAGCCCTATTATCTCGGCCAACATGGATACCGTTACTGAGGTCAACATGGCTATTGCCATGGCTAAGTGCGGCGGTCTGGGGATCCTTCACAGATATGCTCTCCCTAATATAGTGGTAGACTGGATTAAGAGGTTGTGCGAAGAAAACTTCTCTCCTATTCCATCTATTGGTGTCAGTGGCTTAGACTTTGACAACTCACTTTGGTATATGGAGGCAGGAGCAGAAGCTATTTGTCTGGACGTAGCTAACGCCTATTCAAACAAAGCGCTTTCCCGTATTAGGGCTTTGGTGGATAGCGGATTCAGGGTCATTGCAGGTAACGTCGCTACGGTTGACGCTGCCTTTGCTTTGGCGGACGCAGGAGCTTGTGCCGTCAAGGTAGGCATTGGTCCTGGCTCGGTGTGCACTACTCGTATCGTTACGGGGCATGGTTTTCCACAACTGTCAGCCATTGACAATATTGCTGTAAAGATGGAGAGCCTGTTTCCGCACGTCAAAATCATTGCTGATGGTGGTATTAGAAATAGCGGAGACATTGTAAAGGCTATTGCGGCTGGTGCTGATGCAGTTATGATTGGTAAGCTGTTTGCTGGGTGTGACGAAGCACCACTTGGTAACGCCTACCGAGGCATGGCTTCTCACGAAGCACGGCATGGGAGGCTAAACGCTCAGGTTGCTGAAGGTGTTGCAACCGAGGTACCGACCACTGGCCCTGTCGAGGGAGTAGTAAGGGATCTGGTTGCAGGGCTTCGTAGCGGAATGAGCTACAGCGGGGCATCTACGCTATATGAACTGAGACAGCATGCAGAGTTTGTGGTAGTCACCCAAAACGCAGTCAAGGAGAACGGCCCGCACGGGCTAAGCTAGGTATGGATAAAAACAAAAAGATTGATCTAAGTAAGTGGGTTCCGGTATTTGACTTTGCCAATGCGGGCAACGCACCTTTTGCTGTGATGGGCGATCCCCGCGTTAGCGAGGCTGAATTTACCATCAAGGACGTGGAGGAAGTAATTGCCGCCTCAGAAGGCTTTGGTGATCAGAGTTGGATTATTGTTGTCCTTCTCAAGGATGGGCGATATGCTTCTCTCAATGCTGATTACGATGGCGAGTGGAACGGAGATGCTGCGGTAGCTTATTCTTTGAAGGATATTGTTAACTATGGATTAGACGACGACAACCGGGCACTTCTCGGTCTTCTCCCTGAAACGTACGGAGAAGAAGAAGAAGAAGAGTAGGTCCCGGTATGAACATAAAGTGTAGCTTCCCACCGAATATCGAGGAGATCGCAGCCTCTCTGCCAGGGGCCTTGACACCGGGTGTCATCTTCTGCTACGGTGACACCATCTACAATCCATTTAATGTTCGTATTTCAACCCACCTCAGGGCACACGAAGCAGTACATTCTAGTCGTCAGGGCAAGACTGACGAAGAGATCAGGGCGTGGTGGCGTAAATATGTTTTTGATGCCAAATTTCGTTTGGAGGAAGAGGTTCCGGCCCACCAAGCAGAATACGCTAGCTTCCGCCGCCAGGAGAAAGACGCCCAGCTCCGTTTTCAGTTCTTGATTACATTAGCCAAGCGTCTCTCTGGGCTAATGTATGGACAAATTGTTACCTTCAACGAAGCAAAGCTCTTGATCAAAGGAAATTTATGCCACTCAGTGTAATGCAGGGAGAGGTGGTTCCGGTCTGGCTCTGGGCCCCACTGGCTGAGGTTGAACCCCAAGCTCTTGACCAGCTCAAAAACATTGCTGCGTTACCTTATGTCCATCACCACGTTGCGGTTATGCCCGACGTGCATCTCGGAATCGGAGCTACCATAGGGAGTGTGATTGCTATGAAGGACGCAATCGCTCCTTCGGCAGTTGGGGTTGATTTGGGATGTGGAATGTTTGCCTATATGACCAACCTGCACGCCAGTGACCTCCCTGATAACCTTGATTCGATTCGAGGTGCTATCGAGAGTGCTATCCCGGTAGGCTTCAGTGGTCACATTAACGGCTTGGCTCACCCCAAGTCCTTCCCTTACTACAAGAATTTTACCCAGAAATTGTTCGCTGGCTATGAAACGTTGAATGCCCACCAGCTCACCAAGTTTCTTAGCAAACAGAAGGTTCATTCGCAGCTGGGGACCCTTGGCGGGGGCAACCACTTTATCGAGCTGTGCCTGGATCAAAACGACCCCGATCCGTTTGTTTGGCTCGTCCTGCACTCTGGCTCACGCAACGTAGGTAAGGTGATTGCGGAGACGCATATCCATGTAGCCAAGCAGCTGGAGCACAACCTCCGTTTGCCAGACCCCGACCTCGCCTGCTTCTTGTCGGGCACTAAGGAAATGAAGGCATACCGAGACGACCTCATGTGGGCACAAAGCTACGCCTTTGCCAATCGTCAGGTAATGGCGGCTCTGTACTTGGACGTACTGACCGGATTCTTTCCTACTTTAGAGACAGTATTTGAGGTAAACTGTCATCACAACTATGTGAGCGAAGAGAACCACTACGGGGCAGACCTTCTCGTTACCCGCAAGGGAGCCATTAGCGCCAAGAAGGGCGAGTATGCCGTCATTCCTGGCAGTATGGGCACCAAGAGCTACATTGTGCGGGGTCTAGGCAACCCAGAGTCATTCACCAGTGCCTCACATGGCGCAGGACGGCGTTTGTCACGAGGCGCAGCCAAGCGCGCCTTTACAGTAGCCGACTTTGAGGAACAGACCAAGGGTGTTTCCTGCCGCAAAGACCTGAGTGTGCTTGATGAGATCCCAGCGGCCTACAAAACGATTGAGTCTGTGATGGAGAATCAAAAAGACCTAGTCGAGATTGTTTACACGATTAAGCAAGTAATGTGCATAAAAGGTTAGAGTATTGGCGCTATAGGTAATGGTAAGGCTACCTTGGAGAGTTTAATGTATTTAGTTCATTGGCCAAGTCAATTCTGGGAACCTTCAGTCTGGGAAGTGGAAGTCATTGGTAAGGTGGCCGGTAACTTGCTTATCCCAAAAGCCGAGACGATGGAAGACTTACCTTACACCGTACTATTCCATCGTCTTGTTTGGACTTGTTCGGGGAAGCAACACCTTCCACCGCCCGTTGATGTTCCTTTTTTGTACTGTGCCCGTTTTTACTTTGATCTGGTTGATGCTTTTGAGTATGTTAGGGAACTCAAGTTTAAGTATACCTCTAAGGCACTCAAATCATTGGCTGTAGCTAAGGATAGCTTTGACAGGGCGTCCAAGACTCTGTCTGAGAAAGAGCGGGTTGCCGATGAGCTGCGCAGCATTAAGATCCCACTTCAGGTATGATTGAGTGTACTGTTAGGTTCATTCAATGAGAACAAGAAGAATCGCTAGGCGTGTTCGTGGGGTTTTGTACAGGCGGCACTGGCTCCAGGCCCAAGCTTTTTGTAGGAGTAGGCCTGTGGACCTCACGGAGCCCTTTCCTGCTCCTAGTACTGACGCAGACCCGACACACACCCAATCTGCGCTATAAACAGGCTGACCTCAACACTAGAAAGGTGCGTTGGAATGGATAAGTACATTGCAGTCTCGAACTTTATGGTAGAATTCGCAGATGAGAAGTCATGTCCTTAACCCCTACTGCCGACCAGGAAACGGCACTTGAAATGATTGGTAAGGGTTTGTCCAGTAACTGTGGTAAACCTTCTGTCACGGTCATCGCAGGGCTCGCGGGTACAGGTAAGACCAGCCTGCTCAATATCGTCTTTGAACGATACGGAGAAGGTATTGTAATCACACCCACTGGCAAGGCAGCGTTACGTGTTTTCGACGCAACTGGTATCAAGGCTATCACAGCTCATAAGTGGTTGTATCGCCCCATGATCAACAATCTGACCGGTGGTGTCTATTTTGATTCACGCCCTCCCGAGGCGATTGCTATCCCCGCCAATGGCGGTATCATCTTCGACGAAGCCTCTATGGTAGGCCCCGATTTATTTGAAGATGTATACGACATGGCTACCAAGCTAGGTATCAATATCATTGCAATTGGTGACAATTTCCAGCTTCCACCCATACAAAAGAACCCTAACGAAAAACCGTTTAACATTCTAGATCCTTCTTTTCGTTCTGACTATAGCTATCAGCTGAAAGAGATAGTGCGTCAGGCTGCTGGGAATCCTATTATTAAGGCTTCTATGGAGGTAAGGAATGGTAGGGCGATTGACGTGCTTTATAGCGGAGCATTTAAGCAAGTACACCAAAAGAACATAATCGACACCTCCATCGCGATTATCCAAAACGGTGGAGCAGTAATTTGTCACAAGAACGCAACACGGCAAATGCTAAACAATCAAATTCGTGAACGCTTAGGGCATTCACCTAACGTTCTTGATCCAGGTGAGCCTTTAATGGTCATCCATAATAACTATGTTCTAGGTCTTTTTAATGGCGAGATCACACATTTTTCAGAATGGGAAAAAACCCCAGGCAAGCCAATACAGGTACTAGACAAGTATACCAAAAAGACGGCCCCCCTCACCTACGGACGAGGCAGCGTCGTTACTTCGGATGGCATTAGGCCATGTGCTCTAACAACCGAAGAGGTTTTTGGGCAGATTGATTCTAAGATAACAACTCTTAGAACCATCTCGTTTAACTCAGGTGAGCAGTTTCAATCTGGGCTACCATATTTACACACCAATTTGGGGTATGCACTAACATGTCATAAATCCCAAGGAAGTCAATGGCCTGAGGTGTTAGTAGTTCTAGAAGACAGTATTAACCTCGGACGCCATGAAGGGCAACGATGGCTCTACACTGCAATGACCCGCGCAGTAGAGACAGTACAATTTTGTATTTACCGTGGGTAGGTAACTAAAATGGAGGCATGGTTAACAAATGAGCGTAAATGGGTACTTTATGAAAACAAGTCTTAGTCAAATTTATCTTCCCTATTCCGACAAAACAATTTGCCCTGGGCAGAACAAAGTGCTTTGTCCGCTTGAGCTGACAACTCATCGAACCAGCCTGGGCCAGTTCGCATGTGATTCCCACGGTCACCCGGTAGTTGAGCGAGGGGTGCGCGTTTTTGTTCGTAATCACATAAACGGCAAAATTCTTGGCATCTCGACGAATGACAAAGTGCGTCTTCCAGGTGGCGCTGTCGATGTAGAGGACGACAGCGATTGGGAAGCAGCTATTAGAATTCTCAGAGAGGATACAGGTCTGGATCTCTTGTTCCCCACTCCTTTATTTACTGCCTGGGACACTTCTGTTCATGGCGCACCCAAGGTCATTACTACCTTTACCGGTAACTTCCAGGGTTCCACCGATGCATCTTGGTACTGGCCCAGTGAAATGGTACAGGAGCACGGTTATGAGTACAACAACAAACTGTTTGGTCATATTGCTGTGATGTGACCCTACCCAAAAGAATTTAGTTGACAACCGTAGTCCAATAGAGTTACTGTTGCCGATACCAAACCTTGGAAGGAGCGCACGCTATGAAAACCAACCCGGACGAGCTGAAATGGCCCAGTACGCAGCCCGATCCACGTACCACGTGGTCGGGGTGTCGGCCCGCAGCCTGGGCTCTAGGCTATCCAGACCCACAGGCCGCGCACGTGCGCGAGGTTCTCGGCGCATCCTCCTACGCCGCTGCCGCCTCCTCCTACGCCGCCAACATCGCCAACGACGCCAACGGCTACGCCATCGACGCCGCAGCCTACGCAGCCTCCTACGCCGCCTCCTCC